ATGAGCGAAAAGATGGGGGCGAAAGTCCGCGATGATCTGATATTCACGCTTCGGCTGGAACTTTCGAAGCGCATCAGTCCGGCGAAACGGCGCGCGCATCAGATCGACCTAGACATCCTGGCTGGTTACCTGGTCAACCAGATCGAACTGGCAAATTTCGTTGTTCGGCACGGACCACCATTGCCGATGCACGCAGTGTCCTATGATTTGCCGCTGCTGAACGCTCCGCCCGGCATCAAGAAATAAGCTGCCGATGTGGGCCGGCGAGCGCATAAATGCTAACCGGCGAAAAGATGAGTGGCGCGGAAAAAGGGATTGACGATGGGTGGAAGGGTTGTGCTCTTCACAGCGCAGGATATCGGATTCCAATTGATCGAGAGGCTGGCGCGGTATCCGGGGATTGATCTTATCGTCATCACATATCGAACAGAGCGTGATGAGGCAAATGGCCACCGTTCCCCGATCGACGCGTGCAGGAACCTTGGGGTGCGTTGCATCGAGGCAACCAAAGTAAGCCCGGAAGTCCACCATGAACTAGCCGAATTTTCGCCTGACATTATTCTCGGCGCCTATTACTCGAACATCATCCCAGAGGCTGTCCTGGATATGGCGCGGGTCGGCGCCTACAACATCCATCCAGGCATTCTTCCGTTTTACCGCGGCAAATACCCTACTCCTTGGTACATCCTGAACGGCGCACCGGAATTTGGCATGGCAATCCATGAGATGAGGGGCGGCGTCGATGCCGGCCGAGTCCTCGTCCAGCGCACTTATCCGATGCCGCAGGACATCACTGGCGCGGGTCTACTGAAACTCACCATGGATGTGGGGACTGATCTCCTCGCCGAGAACATCGGGAATCTCCTGCGTGGTGAACTAACGCCGAAACCGCAGGCTGGGGTCGGCTCCTATTATAGCTCAATCGACCGGCGCTGGCAGATCGACTGGAATCTCTCCGTGGAACAGATTGAGCGCCGGATCAGGGTGCATGCAAAGCCGTACCTCCCCGCCTTCACCTATCTGCTTGGGAGGGCAGTATATATCAACAGGGCAACGCCGATATCAGTTGACGGCTATACCGCGCAAGGCGGCGGTGCGATTCTTGACGTGATGGCAGACAGCCGATTTGTCGTCACCTGCGCCAATGGCTGTCTGATGGTGGAGGAATGCGACATATATCCGGCGCTGTCAGATGCTGAGCGTCAAATATATCTCAGACTAGGTAATAGGTTCGAATAGCCAGCAGGCATCGCGACGAGAATTCGGGCGGGGATGAGGGTTGGCAGATAATCGGCCGGCCGGTCGTCGTGAGACGACGCGGCCATATGCACAGCCGGCGGCCGGCTATAGCTGGATATGCACGACCCGGATCACGAAGGAATGATCCCCGTTCTGGACGAGTGCCATGGCGCAGCCGGCCAGAGCCAGAGCGGCCGCCAGGCAGAGGATGCGGATCATTCCGCCGCCGAGCGGTAGAGCTTATCGATGTCCTTGAGCTTCTGCTCGTTGCAGTCGCCCCGCCCCTGCTCCCGCTTCAGCAGCCCCATGAGGTCGACGTCGGTCACGATCTCGGACGGGTCATAGTCGACTCTGGCGCACGGCCGGCGCAACTCGTCCGGCAATGCCCGGTAGACATAGACGGTCCTAGTAACCGGCGGCAGGGGCTGGAGTAGTACCTGTCTTGTCGGCGTGCAGGACGTCAAGAACAATAGGGCCAAGAGGCCGCACCTGGTCAGGATGTGCACGGGCTTGTTCCTTCATTTTCTGGATCTGGGATTGCAAGGTGGCGACAGCGGCCGCCTGAGCGTCGGCATTGGCCTGGGCGACCCGATCGGCCCGAGCGGCGTCGGCGATATGCTGGGCGAGCTGCCGGTTCAGGCTAGCGATCTCGGCGTCCTGCCCGGCGCTGTGTAGGGTCCACCGCGTCACGTCCTGCTGCGCGATATCGAGATCATGATCAGCGATCTTCAGGTCTGACGCCGACTGGGCCAGTTCCGCCTCCGCCGTGTGCAGCTTCCATTTCAGGACGCCGATCGTCGTCGTCAGTGCCAGGGCGGTGATGCCGGAGATGATCCATATCCGGTATTTCCACAGCGTCTGGACCCATTGAAGCGCCGTGAAGCCGGCCCAGATCGCGCTTATGCTGAACATGGCACCCACTCCCCTTTGGTCAGATAGCCGTGCCACTCAGCATCATGCCCAGTCACCTTGATGCTGGGCGTGATCGTCGGCGCGAAAGTGGAACCGTCCCATTGCCAGCCGTCCGAAGCGGCATTCTTTGTCGCGACAACCGCGCCGCGGATACCGTTCGGTGTGTAGAAGGCGATGCGGATCTTGGAGCCTTCGGGAAGGTCGGACGGATCATCGAGCGGCTTGAAGTTCAGATCCTGATACTGGAAGCAGCCGGGCTCGGCGATATCATCGATATCGATTCCGGCACCGACATGCGCGCCGCGGGTGGGGGTCTCTGTCATTGCATTTCTCATGAAAAAGGACGCGAGAGGCGGCCGTGTCGGGTATTTATTGGGATGGTGTCAGGCAGCCATTAGGTCATGCTTGAGGTTGACGATCGGCGTCATGCCGTTAAAGGTGCGATGCAGCTTATCGGTCTGCATCAAACCGGCGGCGAGATTGGCTAGATATGCGCCCGGCCCGCCCATCAGCATGAGCGTATCGATGAAGGTACAGCCGGTTTCCTGCGCGACCTCGAGCTGTATCCGGCGCAAGTTCATCTGCCCGTCAGCCGTCGTAACGGCGTTATAATCAAGGCCGACCGGGTTATAGCCAACGATCACCACATCGGCGCCAGTGGCCTTGATCAGCAGGACGGCGGCCTTCATGGACGCCTTCACCGTTGCCAACGCCGTGCCGCCGAGCCAATCGTTGGCGCCGGCGGAGAAGAACACCAGAGATGGCTGCAGGATCGATAGCGCCTGTGACGGATTCCATTTGAAATTGGCATCGACGTACTGCTGCGCCCATGCACCGACCACACCGCAGTTCAGGAAGTCGACACCCTTAACCGCAGAATTATAGCAGTGGACGCCAACTAGGTTTGTAGATCCGCTGGCCCAATTCCACTTATAGGTATGCCCGGCAAGTGTCCCCGAAATGGTCGTTTTCATCATCTGAGACGTGCCGTTCTCGTTTACGGCTGTCGCGGTACCAGTGTCGATCTGTTTCGTCACGCCGCCGGCGCTTGGGTCCTGGCAGTAGTAGAAATCTGCGGTATCCGTCGAGACAGCTACTTGGCTATCATCTTTCGGCGTGAAGGAGAACGTAGCCGCAGATCCCGCCAGGAAGAATTCACCACCGAGCGATATTCCATAGGAGCCCACGCTGCCATAGGCAAAAACACCCTGCGAGATGCGGAAGTCCCAATTTGAAAGCACCGTCACGCCATGGCCGCCGAACGCAGCCTGATAGGTAGACGGTTTGCCTTCGGCCGTAAATCGCCTGGCCAGCCGCGCATCCATCGCCTTGACGGCCTGGAAATTCGCGACGCCGTCAGATCCGTATGAGGCTTGAGAGCTATCGCCGTACAGAACGACCTTGGTTCGTCCAGTGCGAGCGATCCAAGCCGCATCGCGGTCTGTCTTCCACCTCGACAGTGGTTGCCGGTTCAGGACGAACTTGTTCAATTGGCCGGAGGGGATTCCGCCATGAGCGAGACCCCGGCCGGTGATGCCGCCATTGGTGACGCTCATCAGAAGACAGCCTCAGCCTAGAACGTAGAGAATGGTGCCGGTCGAATAATTCGAGCAGGTCAGCCGATAGAGGACAGTTGAAAGAGACGCGCCAAAGCCCCAGTCCTCAACATCCGCGGTATATGCCTGCACGGTCTTCCAGGTTGCGCCGTCATCAAAGCTGCGCTGCAGCGTGACAGTGGCGCCTGAACTCGTCAGTCCGGAAAGGCTGATGTCGAAATATCTGGAATTTGTCGACGATCCGGGACCTTGATTGAAGCGCTGCTTCCGTTCGCAGTGAACTGGCCGCTGGTTCTCATCTATCAATTCCTTCGTTGGCTATGGGCGGACACAGAGGCCCGCTACCGCATCATCTCCTGCCAGCGGGCGATGTGATCGACGTAATCAATCGTCTGCCTGGCGTTACCCGGACCGGTGATTTGGGCGAGGCATGGCTTGATCTGATCCCACATTCTGGCATCGCGGCAGATCTGCTGCGCCTCGAGGATGTGACCTGTCCCGGCGTTGTAGCTGGCCTGAGCCAGGCGGTGTTTTTCCATCGGCGGGCGATCGGCAACCCAGGAGCGGCGCAGCTGCGCCATGTAATAGGCGCCCGCCTCGATCGCGTAGCGCGCGACCTTGGGTGAAACGCCCTCAAACCCCATCTGGCGGGAGATGTCGGCCCAGGTGCCCGGCATAAACTGCGCCAGCCCGGCAGCACCTACTTGACTCTCGGCATTCGGGTCGAGCTGGCTTTCCTGATAGAGCTGCGCCTTCCACCAGGTCCAGTCCGGAACGCCGGCCCAATAATGACGGACGGCCGAGCGGATCTGGTCGTCGTAACGGGTCGGGAATCGGGTATCAGCCGCGGACGAAGGCAGAGGCCAGAAGGCACAGACCAGCAAAGCGCAGGCCGTAATAGACCGCCATCGCAAGGGCATTGTCATGGATCTTGTCGATCACCTGCTTGAAGTGACCGCCTTTCATTTTCTGGATGCGCCGATCGAGGTAGACCGAGGCGATCAGCAGGACGCTGAAGCCGGTAACGGCATAGCTGAGATTCAACAGGAAAGAGGTGAAGACGGGCCAGAACATTTCGGTTCTCCAGATGACGATTATCCGACCAGCGCCGGCCGCTACGAGAGGATGGCCTTGACGATATGGAGCGCCTCATCGAGCGTCGACACGCGGTATCCCAGCGCCTCGTTGATCATCATGTGTTCGTGGGGATTTCCGGTCTGCTCCATCGCGCACACAATGGGGATGCGGCAGTAATCGGCCCAGGCGATTTCCATGATGGTGCCGGTCGACGGCGCCTTGGCGCCGAGCAGGTTCACCAGCAGGACATCGCAGCGGGTTGCGTCGAAGCGGTCTCGCGTCATGACGCCACGCGGCAGCGACAGCGGGCCAAGATGCGAATACTCTTCGCCGGTGCCAGAGATCGGGCCAGCAAGGGAGGCCAGATATTCCTTGCCGCGCATCGGCGATAGGCCCTTGATCCCGGCCTCCTCGAGAGTGTCCTTCGCATATTTTCGCCAATCCGTGCTACCGGCATAAGTAAGGCCCGTAATCGGGCCTGCGAGATAAACCTGATGCATGATTTCTCCTAGGGTTTTAGGCGCGTTGGCCGGTCATCGGTGCCGATGGCACGAAGTTCAAATGAGATCAGGAAGCAGATGCAGCAGCCGGCATGCCATAGGTGAGAAAATCCCGTCTCTGGGTCACAGGGCTCACCCTCCCACCATGAGGTGAGGTGCCGCATCAGAGCCGCGAAGCATCGGCTCCATGCCATGCCGTTTTCCCAGTTCCTGGGGGCATACTTCTGTGCGCCAAATGCCAGTACCTTGATGATGGCCCGGAAAGCATCAAAGGGGGCTAGATGCCACGGATCCTTGCCGCCATCGTCTTTTCTGCCTTCGCTCACTTGAGGCTCCTTGTCGTCACTGGCCCGCCGATATTCGGGACCCACTTGATTGCAGCTGCCGCCGCTTGCTTCGCTGTGGCGCCCATCTCCATCGCTCCCATGGCACAGTCCTGGCCGCTGCCGATTGCCCAGAACGGCACTGGTGGCGTCTCGAAACATAGCCGCTGCTCCCAGACCTGGATTTCTCCGGCCGGCGTCACGATCAGAGCGTCGAAATCGAACGTCGATAGAAACCGACGGTCGTCTTCGTCTTCCGAGAAGAACAGTTCAATGAATGTATCAAGCGGCGGGCAGACGTTGCCGGACAAGCCGATCAGATGGCCCCGGTGTTTCGCGATCTTCCGGCACCGCGCTTTTGTCGAGCCAAGCTGCATCAGGCTGTCTGCCGCCATGATGCCATCTCGATAGGCGATGACGGTCATCAGAACATGCCTGGGTTGACGATATGGCGCGCCACCTCTCCATGATCCTTGTGCAGGACAATGGCTTTCATGTCCTGCATTGATCTGTACCCCTTCTGAGACGCCCATGCGTCGGCTGGCGCGAGGATGCGGAAGCTCTCAACACGGCAGCGCTGAATGTCCTTCACCGAATCGTGGTGAACATGGCCAGTCCAGATATAGCGGAACTCGGTACGTCCCCACTCTGCCGGCCGGTCATGCGCCATGATCAGGGGAAGATCCTGCATCTTGGCCCCGTGACCGTGGTGCGTCATCACCAGGTTCTTGCCGAAATCGAAATAGTGGTAATGCATCGGCGACGTGTCGATCGTGATGCGCGGCTCTTTCTCATAGATGTTCGCCAGGCATTCCATCAGGAATACGGACGACGATAGATCATGATTGCCGATCTCGACCTTGACGTGAACCGACTGGTGATACCTTGCGGCCGTTTCGATCAGATAGCGCATCGCGCGGATGCCGGCGCGCACCATCTTGGGAAACCGCCCGTCGGCATCCAGCATGTTTCTGCTGGTCGGCGTTACTGTCTCAAAGGAATCGTAATGCAGATAATCGCCGAGGAAGGCGATAACGGCGCGCTCACACGCCGGGACAGCACGGACCAGATGGTCGGTCGCAGAAACGAGGGATTGCTCGGCAATGGTCAGGTCGTAGTTCTGGCCAGTCTCCTGGTCCCATGACAACATGCCCAGATGATGGTCGCCGACCGGGTAACAGGCCATGAGATGTTCAGCGGCGCGCTTCGGCGCCGGCAGCGATTTGACCCTCGGCAGATCGGCCGACAGCTCTGCGGCGAACTCCCGCCAGAGCTTTTCCCGCTGCACATCGGATGGCTTCTCGGTCACCCATTGCTGGGCAACGAGGCCTTGGTTGTCGAAATTGGTAGATACCTTGACGATGGTCTTGGGGTCGGGGAGTCGGATTGTCTCTTCCGGGTCGCGGCCGGCGGCCTTGGTCTTGTTCCAGTATTGCTGGATTTCCCCATTCGGGCCGTAGCGGATCGATGTTCCACCAAGCTTCAAACCATCTGGAACGATATGGATCAGGTCATGATCCGGGGCATATCCATTCTGGGCCGCCTTTTTCAGCACGGCCTTTTTCGTCTGGCCGATGATATTCTTCACACACCCGAGTGCTTTGGCCGCCTTCAGCTCTGAGCCGTGCTCTTCGAGCGCCTTCAGCACTTCCCATTGCCGGGAAGTGGCGAACCGCTCAAGGTTCGGATCGAGGATATATCTGACGCTGATACCCATGCTCTATCACACGCCTTCGCCGAGCAGCTTGGCGACCTCGGCCGGAGTCAGCCGGTACATCGCCGTGACGCAGCCGCCGGTCAGGAGCAGGACGCGATTATCGACTTCCTTCGTGGCTGCATTCGTGCCCCGGAAGAAGACCAGGCTATCGGCCGTGTCGTTGCTGGGTTCGGGGATCGAATTGATGAAGGCTAGTGATTGCTGCGCCAGCGCGCCTGTCTGGTTCTCCAGGATATCGGTAACCCAGCCATCTGACTTTGCTGTGACCAAACCGATCTTATCCGGCGCGGAGAGGCAGGCATCCCCCGCGCTCGCATGGCCGTTAATGCCGAAAAGCAAAAGGACCGCGAAAGCGGCCCCGGCAAGCATCTTCATGGCGATCTCCTATTTGGAAATGATGCGCTCGAGCTTCTCGTCGATCTTGCTGATGGCATCCATCAGGCGGTTTTCCAGCCGCAACACGTCCTCCTTCGGGACATACTGCTTCATGATCGAGATGGTCATGGACTGGATCTCTTGCCGCACCGCTGTGATCGTCGCGTCATATTTTGCGGTCGTCGAGGCCTGCTTCTTGTCGGTCTCTGTTTCGACCGCGCGGATATAGACGCGGAGATCGCGATATCCCCAGAAGAACAGGGCCGCCAAGCCGATAAACGCCGGTACGGCGATGATTTCAAGGAACTGCAGCCAGTCCATGCCCCTGTACTCCTGACAATAGAGATTAAGCTGTGGGTGCCGGATCAGTGATCTCGACTTGAAAGCTTGCGCGATATGTCGTCGCGCCAATCACGCTATATTGCGGCTCCGCGACGAACCGCATTGAGGTAGGCGCACCGGTCCGCGGATGTATCCAGTCGAACATCAGCGCCCCGCGCAGGGTCGTGTTCCGGAAGAAGTCCTTGAACAGGGGTAGTTCAGTATCGCTTAGCGTGACACTGACATAGAGGTTCCGCAGACCGGCCGTTGTGCGCCTACGGACCTTGTCCGGGCCCGTGTCGTTCTGCGTCCGCTTCACCGCATCCGGTAGTACTTCGCGGTAATTGCGCCATGACACAGGAACGCCAGCCAGTGCGGGCGGCCAGATGGCGAAGGACATATCAGGATGGCCAGGTCAAATGCGGCAGGCTGGCGACGAAATCCCCGACCGTCGGTTGCGCCATGGTGCCGGCCTGCACGGCAGCCAGATCGGTATAGCACTGTGCCCAGACCGCGTCGCGCCACGCTAGACAGGCATCGCCCTCGGCTTTGAATTTGGCAATCGTGCTGGCCGCGTATGTGCAGGCTGACATGATATTGTCGTAATTGCGCTCCCGCGCCTTGGTGTCCAGCATGGCCTGAACAGCGGCAACATAATCTGCTTCTGTCGGTGGTGGGTTTCGATATGCAGCGACTTTCGGATCATCATCCTGCAGAACCGCATAATTCGGCGTCTCATCTGGCTGAGGAGAGCCGAACTCAGCCACCACGTTTCCACTCGCATCAATCAGGACATGCGTTGTCATACCGTACCTCAGAATGTGTAGCCGCTGCACTCGGCTCGTATAGCCACTGTTGCGCCGAGAGCTTTGTAATAGATCGTCTGCGCAGTGATGATCGGCAGCCCGAAGAACGGCATCGCCGCTGCAAAATTGTCGAACGTAACGCCAGTTGCGGTTGATGCATTATTGCTGGCCTGTACCTCGCCCGTCCCCGTGGCATCGGCAGCGAGCGCACAAAATGGGTTGGTCGTCGCCCCCGCTGGATTACCCAATATGCCGTGCATGGAAACGGCATTTGATGGAATAGCCGAACTCACTGACAGACTGGTGAATGTCGTCGGCAACCCTGAGTTTCCGCTCACCAGCAATACCCGGGTGCCATGCCAGAACGTCCGGTCCCGCAGATAGGAGATCGGAACCTGACTACTGCCATTCGTTGGCAAAACGGCGATAAGCGCCGTCGCGATATAGCCGGAGGGGAGATTCGCACCGCTATATACCGATCCTGAGCTTGTTGCCGTGCTGCATGCGAATGCCGTCGTTGTGCCATCCGCCTTCACGGCGGCATAGACGGATATGAACCCGCTGGCCGGCGCCGAGCCGGTATCCATGCCGCCTGCACCAGTCGCCGCAAGGTTGACGGTTTTATTGAAACTGGCCAGGCGATAGACAGTGCCGCCAAGGGCTGTTTCGACAATTATTTCATCGGCGGTGATGGTGAATGATGCACTGGCCGACGTCTGGCTCATCTTCAGATTTCGCACAGAACTGATGATCGACACGCCGCTCGAGGATGAGGCGCCGATCTGGCGAATATCATCGATAATCGAGCTTGGAATCGTCACTGCGGCAGCTGTCAGGCGAACGCGTGCCACTGGTATCTTCCCGCTCGGGACGGCTGGATCTGATGGCGATGCAGACTCTGTACCAGTGGCGACGCCAACTACGCCAGTGGTCTGGTCGATGTAAACGATGTCCCAGCGAGGGTTGGTCACAGGGGCCGTGATGGTCGTCGTATTCTGTGCCGCCACCTTCGTCAGGGCGGTGCCGCTGAGAATAGACCCAGCGGCGATCGCTACCGTCATGTTCGGCAGGATCTGCTGGGAGGGCGCAAAGTTCCCGAGGGATAGCAGCGCAAGATCTGGATTATCGGCCACATTGGCCCGGCCAATCTCGACCCAATCGGCTCCGTCGAGCCGCAAGGTCAGCTTCTTGGAGGTGTTGTCGAGGGCGTAATCCTGGCCGTCGGCGAGAATGATACGGCCTGAGCCAGCGATGCCACTCCGAACAATGGTGGCGCGGCCGGCATTGGCACATGATAGCGTCACGATGCGGCCGCTCGGGATGCCAGTTACCGAGATCGCCGTGAGGTCGTCCGTCGATGCCGCGGCCTCCGTATCGACGTCATGGGCGGCCTGGGAAACGACCAGCGTACCGGCTGCGATCGTGACCGTGGATTTTGCGGCACCGCCAGGAAGCTCTTTCTCGGCCTGCAGGGTATCTTCCAGTGCCTGCTTCAGAATGCCCTGATTGCTGGCGCCGGAGATAACGCCAGCGGCCGGAGGTGTTGTCATTGTCATGCTGACCTCTTGATGCCGAGGATCTCGGCGTAATCGATAAGACCTGTGGTGGGCTGGGCGGATCCGTTGAAGCAGCCGACGCGGGGCGCCGTGGCGCTGTAATCGAGCGTCCTGGCGTTCACCGCTGATCCGCCATCATCGTCGAGGCCGTAGCGGATCAGCTTGATCGAGCGGTAGGATTTGGTGATCGGAATGATTGCACCATCGATTCCGACGGCGATGTTGCGCACGATCTCGCTCTCGTCCGGCACGTCGAACAGCACCTCGAGCGCGTAAATCCGGCCGATCTCGATTCCGGCACTGGTGGTGACCTTGATCTGGTATTGCTGCCGAGTTGCATCGAGTGATGCCGGGAAGGGCGTGAACTCGCTTAGATCAGCCCAGGCCGGATCGGTGTCAGATGTCCAATAGGGCGCGCTGTCATCGGTCGACCAGGCCGCGGCATCCCCATTGGTGCGGTAAAGCACCTGCCAGGACCCGCCCGAGATCGAAGACGAGATCTTCATGGTGGATGGCACGTCTTCCGACCCGGGCAGGATCGTCGCCGTATAGCTCATGGCCTGATAGCCGTTGCGCCAGGCCGGGTCATTGTCGTTCGCCGACCAGAACGGTGCGTTGTCGTTCGCCGACCAAGCGGCGCCGGCATTGTCGTTGGCGAGCAGTGACCCGCCGATCAGATGCCCGTTTTCAATAACGCCGGGGAAACCCTGAGCGGCCAGATCGACCGAGAAGACCAGGTTATCGACCAGGACATCGCCGAGATTGATCGTCGCATCGGCGAAACCATCGGAATAATGGCCGGCCCGATCCTTGGCCTTGACCATGACAACCCACGGGCCTGAGCCCAGATTGCTGATGTCCGCCTCGCAGATCGTGACGAAGCCATTCTGCAGCAGTTGGGCGTCGTCCCAGCGCCGTGTCGTGCCAGGACGCGCCCGTACCTCAAACCCAGCAAGATCGATCGGCGGATCTGGATAGAGCCAGTTCGCCTTTGAGCCATTGATGCGGAGAACAGTCGGGTCCGGCGGAGGCGTGTCGGTGCCGATGACCGTATAATTCAGTTCCGAGGTCCATTCGGAGGTCGCGCCATTGGCGGCGATGCTACGGATCAGCACATCATAGGCCAATCCATCCTGGACCGGTGTGATATCGATACTAGGCGATGACGCGGCGACCCGTGGGATGAAGGTATAGTCGCCGGCGCCATCCGTTGGCCGGTATTTGGCCTCCAGCAAGGTCGCCGGGACATCTCCACCGGTCAGGGGCAGCAGGGTCACCCGAATCCGGAGCTGCAGCGAGCCGTCCTGGGCGATTGTCGTGACATTCTCATCCGACTGGACCGACAGAATGCGCGGCTGTGGCGGCCGGCGGGCGGCGATCGGGATAGCCGTGGTGATGCCGGCATCGAAAGCCGGGATCGGCCCCTGGTCGGCGTCATGCACGGCCGGCGAGGCATCGATCAAGGTCAGCGTGGCGCCAAGATCGCTGTCAGGAGCGACGCTGTAGACCAGCATCTGGGCGGTTTCCAGACCGGTTTCACCGAAGCTCGCCAGATCATCCGGCGACGGAAGATTTGCCGCGGCGATCGGCAGTATGGGCGTCAGGATCGAGGTCTGTCCCGGTTCCGTCTGGATCGAAATGAGTTGGTGATCGCCCGTTCCCCGGCGGATCCGCAGCGCGTAGGTCTTGCCAGCCTCCATGATGAAGGTCTCGTCGAGGGTCAGCGCCGTCCCGCGGCCCTGCCCGTCCACCGTCACGGATTGGATCCGGCCCGAGCCAAGTCCGACCAGCATGACGTCATCAGCAACGACGACCATGTCGCCGCGCCGGCAGGCCAGGTATTCCGGGTCGACCGAGCGGGTATATTGGACCGGCCGGAGCTTGGCCACGGCCATGAAATACCGCGCATCGCGCCAGATTTGGTTCTTTCGGGCAAGAAACGAGAGTGTCAGCGTCTCGAATTTGCTGGCATTCGTCTTGTCATAACCATCGGCATAGACATAGAGCTCGTCCTGCTGGTAGCCCTTCTCCTCGTTCCAGAACTGGATCTTGATGGCGTGGGGCTGCTCGGCGAAGGTCTTGGTCCATTGCCCACCCCGGCTGTTGCGCGGCGTGAAGTGCTGCATCGGCACGGTCTGGGGAACATCCCGGACGATCGAGAATTTGCCGTCGCGCCATCCCGGCGTGGCCCGGCCCGCCGCGGCGATATCCTGCAGCGCCTGGCCAACCGTGGATTGGTAATCGATGACGCCATCACAGCAATAGACCGCTGTACCGTCACTCGCGAGCTTCTCGCAGGCAATGGACCAGTCGAGGAAGTCCGGCAGATAGATCCGATCATCCGTGACGGCGCGCTTGTTGCCGCGGCCGCGCAACACCTCGAGATAGCACCAGGCCGGGTTCCGTGTCGGCTTCGGCGTCCAGGTATTGCCGTCCCAGACCGGCAGGACCGAGGTGCAGAGGCAGTTGAAATTGTCGACCACGCCATTGAGCTGGTCAGTTCCCTTGATCCGCAGTTCGACCATGGCGACGCCGCGGATCGTGACCGGATCTCCATATTGGATTGACCGGATCGCGGTCCAGACTGCATGGGTCGATTCGTTATCGCCGTCATCCTCACTGATCCGCATGACGCGGACGTCATATTGTCCCCGCGCCGGCGGCTTGAACCGGAACGATCGGCGCACCGGTGAGGTCGAGTTGTCGATATAGGTCTGCTGCCCGAGATCGACCCAGGCATTCGCACTGGCGACGCTATACTGGAACTGGAAGACGGCATTCGAGGCGTGGCGATTGCCCTTCTTGTTGGTATGGAACAGACCGCGGTCGAAGGTCAGGTCCAGGCTGATCTCGTCGGTGTCGAGGTCCGTGGTCTGCAGCACCCAACCCGCGGCATGGGTAACATCGATGCTGATCGGCTGCTCACGCGGCGAATTGCTGTAGAGCGACAACGGCGCATCATCGCTATAGCCGTAATGAATGACGGTTTCGACATTCTGGTAGTTGCTGAGCGGCGTGTCGCCCAGCTTCAGATCCGTGATATCAAGCGGGCCGTATCCCAGCATGAAGAGGCAGCGGACATACTGGTCGTTGCCGTCGATTTCGGTATAGGGATTGGCGCCGTTGGGCGGCGTGTAGCGCCAGCGGCCAAAGACGCGCGGGATCGGGCCATAAGGGTTTGCTGCGTTACGGGTGCCGCTGATCGAATAAGTCGGGCTGCTTGCTTTGCCGCTATTTCCAGTAGACGGCAAACTCGGAGGAACAAGGGCGCTGATCGCAAGATTACCGGCAATGCTGACTACGGCGCCAGCGGCTGCACCGGCCGCGGCTGCGGCACTTGCTGAAAATCCAGCCGACGCCGCGAGGCCCCCTACACCACCGACATACCATGTCGCAATTGCCGCGATGACGACGACAACGGCGCGTAGTATAATACCGAGCGTGCCTTTCTGGCCGCCGGCCCCGCCATGCGGAGCCATGCGGAACGTCACTGTGATGCCAGGCTTTGGCCGGACGAACTCCCACCGATCGAGCGGTATGAGGACCGGATTCTTCTTCGGATCAGCCGTCACCAGCCAGCACTGCATATGCCGGATGAATTTCGGATTCATGCCGGCTTCGAAGAAGATCTCCGCCACGGTCGATCCGGCGGCGACCTGGATATCGATCACCCGGTCGGAAAGCGGGCTCGGGCGCGCGACGACGCGGGCCCCGCTCAGCAGTTCCTGGCGGGTTGAAGGCACTGATTGTTGGATCATTCAGCAGAGCTTTTCGTGACGATAGAAGCCGAAGATGCGATGCCGCCAGCGGAGGCCATCGATCTGTTCCGGATGGGAATATTCGTTGAACATGGTGTGCATCATGAGGCGCGGCGCGATCATCACGCCCATGTGCATGGGATGGCCCGAGATGCGCAGCAGGACGCCGTCAAGATCCTTGATCTGGCCCCACTTCACGGAGCCATCCGCAGCGCGCCAATCAACCTCATGCCACCGGTCAGTGCGGAGCCCGCTGGTCACCAGCGCCTGGATATCTTCCGCGTCAGCGCTCGAGGCCCCGTGATATCCGCCGACATAGCTCGGCAAGTCGATGCCGGCGCGGTCGCGATAGATCATCCGCGCCAAGCCCCAGCAGTTACAGCCCGTCCGGTCGAGGCCCAGCTCAGTAAAGGGAATGCCACAATATTGCGCGGCCCAATCCGGTGCGATGGTCATTAGAAGATGCCTGGCGTTGTACCCGGCGTCATACTGTCGCCGCAGTACGGTTCCCCGAAGATCGAATCCATCGACAGCTGTCCGGTGATCGTCATCGCATCGGCGGTGATGCTATCCAGCGTCAGGCTGGGAAATTCAGCTTCCGTGACATCCGGGGTCGAGCCAAGGATCACCGATATGCTGACCGTGATGATGCCGCTGATCTGCCGGAGATCGGCGATGTTCTTGCGCCAGGCGAGCACCGTTTCCTGGTCGATCTCCCCGTCATCGGTCGGCATGACGTTGCTGATCGTCAGCGTCGCCGTGGTCGAGATGCCCGGGTCATCGTTCGGCAGGTCGATCGAGAACGGGAACCGGTAATAGGTGCGCCCATTCCGGACGATGTTCTCGGTATTGTTGACGAAGTGCAGAACGTCATCGAGATCGGGATGGCTGATATCGAGGCAGACCAGGACGGCCTCATCGGTCTCGGAAGCGTTCAGGGCCTCCCGGAACCGCTGGCTGACGGGCATTACGGCATGACCTCGAGTTTCAGGGCCGCGACGTAGAGGTCGGGCCCGACCGTGGTGAATTCGGGAGATGCGGTGAAGCGGAACATGGCGGTCATTCCGGTGGTCTGGTCGATCCACTGGAACCGGCGTGATCCCAAGGCGCAGTCATTGCAATAGAAGCTGTCCAGCACCGACACCTGGGCGCCGGTCATGGTAAGGTTTCCATTGAGTGGTCCTGGTACCGCAGTCGAGCGCGGCCGGGCCTGGGTGTGCTGGCCCTCGATCTGCGATCGGACGACACCCTTCCCTTCCGTCTCCTGGTAGCCGTCCTGGTCAAGCTGCTGCGGAAGGCTAGCAGGCCATGTCAAGGCAGCGGAAGGTGCCGGCGGGATGAACAGCGGCACGATGTTATTGGACACGAACCCGCGATTGGTCGGCCGGCGGCCCCTTGGAACCGGCCAGTCATAAACAGGCGCCTGGCCTGGCGCGCCATAGATGGTCGATTTGCCAAGCAGCAGAAGTGGTGTCGTCTGGCTGAAGGCCCGCAGATGCGCCGGGTTGCGCCGGCCTTTCGGAACCGGCCAGTCATAGTTCCGCGGCTTGCCCGGGCTCCCCATTGGCGCGTCTTGTGAGAGCAGGAAGAGCGTCTGGTTGGGACGCCCGACCTCCATCTGCGCCCGCAGCGCCACGCCCCTCGGGTCCCGGCGCCAAGTCCTAAAGGATAAGGCACCGCGGAACAGTGTCGCCATGAGAGATCAGGCCGGCTCGTAGATCAGGGTCGAGCAGATCAGGCCCGGCGTGCCGTTGCTGGTGGAGGAAACGGAGATTTCGCCATTCGATGCCGTGTTGCCGACGGTCATGATTTCCTCACCCGGGGCGGCAATCCAGCGAAGGATTCCACCGAAGGCGTTGAAGGCCAGCGGCAGCAGATAGCTGGTCGAGCGCTGCGGCTTCGTCGTCGATTGGCTGAACGGCACTGGCGGCGCGGCCAGGGCGGCCGTGGCGGGATCAAGCGGCGAATTACTGACGCCGGTCAGCGACGTGGCCCCGACCGTGGAGTCACGCGCCAGCACGCCCTGCATCGGCGATGAGGCTGAGGCCATGCCCTCGAGGAAGACCTCGAGCAGGGTCAGCTTCTGGGTGGATGATCCACCCTGCAGCGCGACATAGCCGGAATCGGTGAAGTTCGTCGTGTCGGCCACCGCGACCGGCGTCCAGTTCATCTTGACGGCAGACCATTTTGCCATGGGAAGGCTCCTTTGATTGACGGCCTAGAAGCCGCAGATGGAATTTCGAAGAACATCGAGCGCGGCAGACACCTGTCCGGCCGGGCGGCTGAACCGCTCCTGAATCGCATCGACATACCGCGCCAAGGGCCGGCAGCTCTGGTGGCAGGCCCATTCGTCGCAGATATAATGATCGCATTTTCCGCAATACCCCCGCTCGCGCGAGCGGGTCGGGTTCAGCACCTGCACCTTGCCGCAATGCTTGCAGGTGACCGTCGCTGATTCGAACTTGCCTCTCCCGCCCGGCATATCGATGCCGAACTGGCGCAACAGCTCATCCGGCATGCCCTCATTGCAGCGGTTATCGATCAGCAGATAGCCTTCCTGGCTGCGCTTGCTCAGCATTTCATCTCACATGCAGGATTGGGCGAAGAGCGTGTCCGGGTTCAGCAGCAAGGTGTCTGGAAACTCGATATAGGATGCTGCTGATGAGGTAGTCTGGTGGTTGAACGTCGGATCTGTCGATCCGCCGTAGAAGAAGAACCCATTATGACTGGCCGCGTCGTCCTGGGTGAACTGCGCCCAAACCTCGACAATGATGACGTCACCGGTTTGACATGTGACGGAACCGGCAGCAGGTTTGGTGTTCGACAGCATCTCATAGGTACCGGCGGTACTCTGCGGCTCGCCGCCGGTTGGCCTGGTATTGAAGAGGCTGGCCGTCGGCGTCGAGAGCCAGCCAACAAGAGATCCGGCCGACGGGCGCCAGACATAAGCCGCGATACAGGACGCCCAGAAGTTCGCTGCCAGCGCGTCTTCGCTATTGGCATCGCCAAAGTATTCCGTCACGCCGTAATTGAAATTGCGGATCGTCTGCGCTGCGAGCGGATCGGAGACGAAGGTCCGCAGATATGCGCTCTGCTGGCTCGCCGTCGCCGCCGTCGCGATGCTGACCTGCTTCACGCTGCTGTCGTGGCTCGTCAGCATACGCCGCATCGTCGCGGCGCCAGCATCGGTCACATCTGCGGTTACGCCGCTTTGCGTGCCACCAGGATATGCCCCTGTCGCCGTAACAAGGGCATCCTGGAAGTAGAACCTGGTCGGCATTACCGTCGGACCGAGGCCACGCGGTTGCTGCCGAAATTGGCTTTCAGCGCCTTGTCGAACGCGCCCGCGCCCAACTGCCGGTTGACGCTATCCCGAACCAGGATGTCGATCTGCTTCTGGCCATTAGGGCCGGTGGACTGCTGGGTCTGGATGTCCGCGCCGCTCTGCCGCTGATCGATGATGTTGATGATCGGAGCGGCATTTGAGTTAGCAGCCATAAGGCGATTATTGGGGATGATCGTTCCGTTCGCCGACGGCGTCCAGATCTCTGGCCCTTGCTCGCCGACCAGAATGGGAACGCCACCAGATACGCTGCCGCCAGTGGCAAAGCCGCGCGGGCCGCCGCCAGACAAGGTCCCAGCCGGACTGCCACCAAATAGCCAATCCAGGATGCCGCCGCCGACACTGCTCAGCGTCGGTGCATTGCCACCCTCAAGCGCATTTTTCAGCGGATTGATGATGGAAAGCTTGATCAGCTCCTGTTCGATCTCGGATAGGACGCCGAGGGCGATTCCCTTCATATTATCGAAGGCATTGCCAGTCTGGACCGTGAACTGCGTGACGGCGGAGCCAATGCGATCGATACCCTGGTCGAGGAAGCTAGTCAGTTCATGCGCCGCTTGCTCATTCTGCCGGGCCAGATCGGCTTCCACCTTCGCCTGCGCCTTGGCGGCTTCGGTGGATTTAGCCTGCGCCGCGGCCACGTCGTAATGGGCAGCGGCCAAATCCTTGACATGCTGCAGCTCCTGGGTGGTCAGGATCTCGGTATCGCGCAGGCCGGCCTGATAGTCCTTTTCCGCCGCTGCCTGGGCCTGCGAGATCGCTGTTTCGATTTCCCGCTGCTTGGTCAGGGCTTCGCGTTGCGCGCCGGTGGACCGCAGGAGATCGTTTTCCTCCTGCATCTTGTCGACTAGGTCGGACAAGGCCGAGGATTGCAGCGAAATGTCCTTAGTTTCCGCCGCCCTTCGGTGGGTATTATCGTTCGACGGAGCCGGTGGGCGGTAATAGTCAGAGCTGAAGTCCTGGCCCTGCTTGGCGAACGGGTCGAGATTATCACCACCAAATCGGAGCTCGGCGGCGATCTCGCGCTGTTTCGCGATGACCTGCTTCTCGATCTCGGCTATCTGATCCAGGCGCTTCTGTGCGGCCTCCTGGGTGAATTGGAGGCTGGTGTCCGTGCCGGTGAAGCCGGCAAAGGCCGGGTTGTTATTGTCGATCGCCTGCTGCAGCGTGGCCTTGGCGGCATTGATCTTTGCCTGGGCCTCGGCAATTGCCGCGTCGGCCACACCCAGGCGGTAGCGTCGCTCGGCCTGCAGGGCGTCAATTGTCGGCTGGTTATCATCCCGCAGCTTCTTTGCGATCTCGTCGGCTTGGCGCAGCGATTCCGCGTAAGTATCGACTGCCTTGGATGCATCCTTTGCCGCGTCCTTTGTGTCCAGCAGCGAGGTCGCCAGGGCGCCGACCACGGCGCCAGCGGCGCCAACCACCGCGCCCCAGGGACCGAACATGCTGATAAGCTGGGTGCCCTGCTGAATGAGTGGCCTTAGGACGCCGCTGCCGGAGGAGACCTGTACCGCGAAATCGCCGATCTGAAACCCGGCCTGTTGGATGGCGTTGCCGAGATTGCCGAAAGATGTGCGGCCGGCAGAACTGACCTGGGCAAACGCGTTTCCGCTCAGATTGGCTTGCGCCCTGAGCCGCTCCATAGTCGCGGCGGCCTCGCCGGTCTTATCACCCAGGATCTCCGATGCCCTGGTAAGCTCCTTCTCGATATTTGCCAGCCGCTGTGAGGCGGCATAGGCCGGGTCAGACGCGGCCCGGTAGCGCTCCATAGTGCGAGCTGCTTGTTCAAGCGAACGGGTGGATTTGACGGCCTGATCCTGGACATCAGCCTCTGAATTAGCCAGCTTGTCCATGGCGGCGGAAATACGATCCGCAACTGCGGAAGCAGTGTCTTTGACGACCACCTCCGACACCACTTGCAGATTTGAAGCCGCGACCATTACGGAGACCTCTTATTGACATGCTCGAGATAGGCCCGGTCAGCGGCGCTGATCAGGCGGAAGAAATAGCGAAAATCGTGGAATCCGAAGCGATCGGCCGCGACGTCTATATCCGTGAGGCGCAGAGGCTTCAAAGCCCCGATCGCCGCATCGAAGTCCCGGCACGCATTCAGGATGTGAAATGCATCCCAGACCGGCCGGAGATCGAGCCGGAGCTCTGTGCGGGAAAGCAGGGCTTCTGGTATCGGATCACCTCGTTCCTTTGCGGCCCGGATGATCCAGTCGTCATGCTGCCCGGCCGATAGATATTCGGTCAGGCAGCTGGTCAGTTTTTTTCCGCGTCCGCCTCATCTTCGGCGCGAATGCGCGAGACATGGCCGGCCGCCCACTTGATCGCGTTCAGGAACGGGACGCGGTCCGGCTCCAGCGCCATTGCGCGGGCCTGGTCGACAGGGATATCAGTCCCGTCGGCGGCGGTATAATTGCGGAGGTCCATGAGGCAGACCTCGGCGACGCATTCGTTGAAGATGCGCTCCGCCGTTCCCTTATCCTTCTTCTCGGCAACCGACAGAGCGGCAAGCTTCTTTGCTTGCAGATCCTGGAACGCCGAGCAGTTGAAGCCGCGGGCCTGGATTTCCAGATCTTCACAGCCGGGGATGTTTTTGACCCACTCACCCGCCTCGATCGCGGCAGAATCGACCCTGAGATTGTTCGCTTTCATGGGAAACCTTATTCGACATACGGATAGCGGCTGACCTGGGCTGTATAGCCCAGCGTCGGATGCATCAGGCCCTGGTACTTCGCCGGGAGCATGACATCCTGGTTTTTGCCGGAGACAGAGGGCGAACCGTCGGAATATTTCGTCCGCGGCACATCGAACAGGATTGTCTGTCCATTCGCATCTGACCGTGCGACGCGGATGGCCATGGCAGATGCGGTATTGGCGAGGATTGCTGAATAGATCGACGTGTCGCCGAAATAGACATTCCAGTCACCGGTGACGTCTACCTCACCGGAACCGATGCTGGCAGCACCAAGGATCCCTACCGCCGTCCGCTGGCGCAGGTTGCGCTTGATGCTGAGCGATGCCGTTTTGACATAGCTCGGGCCGGCGACGGCGACACCGCCCAGGGTGATCTGGCCGACATTCGCCGAGGTGTTGATGACGGCATTGGTCGGAGCCGCGATATCCGTGGCGCCCGATTGTCGCGTCGTGCCGATCTGCGCATCCTTGCCAAGGAACGTCGTTTCGACGGTGACGATCTTCTCCGCATCAAAGGTGAAGACCATCTCGTCGATTTCCTGCCCGCGGAAATACTCGTAAGCCGGCGATGCGAGGTCCTGGTACTGGCGCTCGATCGTATAGGAATATTCCGTCGTGCCGTTGCGGATATAGTCACCGGTGAAGACGCGAATCGTCTTGCCGGTACCGGTGTCATCGGTGAGCCCGGCCGGAACGACATCGAACACGATGGCATGGGCGGCGATGCTGGCGATGCGGTACCAGTCGTTATTCGCCGCGGTCGCAAACTTGTTGCCGGCCGCTGAGCCACCGATCTTGACCCATTCCCCGGCAACAAGTCCGAGCGTGGTGAAATCGAGCGAGGTCGAGGCGAGGGTTTTCGTTGCGGCGGTCAGCGTCAGGTCACCGGAGGCGCCCTGGAAGCCGATCACCTGCAACTGCGCGCCAGCCGGCGGCGCCGTCTCCGCGGTCAGTCCCAGGGTCGTACCGACCACGGTCGTTCCAGTCGAGCTGGCGACGGGGAAGATCTGATTGTTGGCCGAGTTGGTGAACCCTGTTGCACGGCACAGCATATTGGCCTTGAATGCAGCGCCACCAGAGGTCACTGCGTAGGTATTCGCGGTCGTGCCGGCGTCGGTGATATTGGAATCCGCGGTGACGTTCAGGATTTTCGGCTTGGCGACCCAGGCCGAGCGCATCGCGCCCTGCAGCAGCGTATCGCAGGCGCCGTAGCTGAGTTCCTGCCCCACCGGGCCGCCGGCTTCCTCACCAACCAGGATCAGGTCCGTCACCTGCCCGTCGGCGCGGATCTCATCCGACGTGACGGTCTTCGGCGTGAACTTCAGGCCGCTGCTGGTGACCCGCAGGGTCTCGAAGGCTGGATTGGCCGGGATCGTGCCGAACGCGGATTCTGCAACGATACCCAGCTGGGTACGATTGGTGTCACCCATCTGAAGGCTCCATCTGTGGGATGCGGCGTCGTCCGACGCGGCGGGCCTTGCCTAAGGGCCGGTTAGGCTAAAAGGTCATATTTGTAGGGCGTTGCGAAACTGACGCCAAACCAGTTTCCGTTCGGCCCCGTGTCTTCCTGGGGTGGATACGGCGCCCAACAGTCGACACCGCTGAAGCTCTTGCCGCGGAAAATCGCGGCGATCGTCGCAGCCATGTCGCGCGCAGCCTGCTCGCCCGTCTGGGACGGGACAAAGACATGAATCATGAAGACCGCAAGATCTCGGAACAGATTGCTCCCCGGCGAGCCGATCGTGATCTGCGCAGCCGTGCCGCCCGGGAACTCGAGGACGACAAACGGGCCGTCGTTGGCATCCGGATCAGCGGCCGGATCGTTCGCGGTTCGGATCGGCGCAGCAGTGAACTGCGCCCGAAGCCTTGCCTCGATCACTGCCGCCGGCGCTGCACTTGCCATTATCGAACCTTGATGGTCATCGTCGGCCAGCGCTGAGCTGACCGGTTATAGGCCTTCGCGGCGCCGTGTGCGGCGACGCTGCCGACAAACCGCCCCTTCCCGCCTCGGACCGCAACAGAGCGGCGGCGCGTCGGATCGTTCATTGGGTCGATCAATTGGCCGTCGCCAGAATCAGCACCGATGAACCCGCGATAGGTGAATAGGATCTGCAGGATATTGCCGTATTGGGCCCGCAGGGCTGTCGTCGCGATCTCTACCACGCCATTTGGTGCCTGATTCGACCAGCCGCGCTCGACCCGGCGAGAATACGGGACCATATTCACGATCTCGACTTCGTCTGCATCCGTAAGCTCGATTGGACCGGCTTCTTTGCTGGCATCTCGCTCGGTACCGTTCACGAAGAGGCGGAACGAATGCTGATACCGTCCGGTGAGAACCGGTGAAAGCTCCATCAAGATCCGGAACGCGTCATCCACAGCCGCTTGAAGAGATGCTGATCCCACCTTGAACAGATAGACGATCGTGCCACCCTCTTTCACACGATCTGGGGAAACCCCAGCTTTGCCGTCGACGACGGTGTCATATTCCGCCGGTCGGCCCAGCACCTCGGTGTTCTGCCTGTCGGCCGTGGCAAAACTCTCTTCTGCCAGCTGGATCAGCGCCTGCCGGCGCGCCTCGCCGACCTGGTCGGTGAACAGCTGGACCTGGCGGGCAAAGGCGGTGTTGCGAGCCATCAGCCGCGGACCTGCAGATTGATCCGCACCAGTCGGTTATTCATCGACACGGCGTCGACAGCCTCGATATTCTTCACGGCACCGCCGATGATGCATTTGTCGTTCCGGCGCGGCGGCCAGGGCCATTGCCTGCCCACCATTTCCGTGGGGGAGAGGATGACCTTTGTGTCGCCCTGGACAATGCCGCCGAGCAGCTCGGCCGGCTGATAGCCCGACACCATGGCACGGCAGGCAACCTCGAGCGGTATCTGCTGGGTACCGGCCGGCCGCCGCAGGATCACATCCTCGCCATGCTGGCGCAGCTGGCCATCCAGCATTGATATCGCGGTCTCAGGGCTCATCGCACCGAGGCTCGGGCGCTTAGAACGGTGTTGGCGTAGGTCCCAGTGCTGACGGCTTTCACGCGGAGGCGGTCACCTAGGACACCATCCAGACTGGTATCGTCCGGCAGCGCGCCATCGGTCGGCTGAGCTTGCGTCGTCTTCGGCGTCAGGCCGGAGAGATTGATGACTTCGGTCTCACTTGCCGTTCCGAACAGGGCGCAGGCGATATCGATCCAAGTCGTTCCCTGATCCAGCGAGGTCTGGACATAGGCCCTGACCGTCGTTCCACCAGTGCCATAGGCCAGCCGAAGCTGGAGGCTGACAGCCGTCATGCCGTCGAGATTGTCAATGACGTCGCAGACCGTGGTTCCGGCCGTCGTGACCGCGATGTCGCTCGAGCCATTTAGCTGGGTGAGCGAATAGATGCCTGGATTATTCATCAGACAGCGATCCTTCGGTATGGCTCGATCAGCGACGTGATCTCCACCGGCATGATGCTCATGTCCATGGCGCCGCGCACGTAATAGGAGGCCGACCCGACCCCATCGATGGTCTCTTCTTTCACCAGCGGATCGCGCGACCGCGAGAAATACATGAGCTTGGTCAGCATGAGGCAGGCACGCTCGATATCCTCTGGAAGATCTCGAGATGGATTGCCAGGCAAGACATAACCGGCTGTATAGGCCACGATGATCTTGGATGCCGTCCAGCACGACAGGCTATCGCCTGACAGTCGCCGGATGATTCCGGTCTCCGGATCAGCCTCCCAATTGCTGCCGGCGACAGCAACACCGTCCTCCGTCAGGGACGCAATCGACGTGCACGGAAACCGCGACAGGATGATTGATTCCGCAGGCCGCCAGGAACCGCGCCGAAACACCTCAGAGACGACTTCTTGAGCAAATACCCGGTCGCAATAACTGGAGATGATTCGGCTGGAATCGGCGATCAGAGCATCAATTCCTGCGTTATCAGAGTTAGATGTCACACCAAGCTCCGATTTCACTCGGTCACGCGTCGTCAAGCTCTTCGTTGTGGCCGGCGTTACGACGGTGATCAGTGAGCTATACATTATCGCCGCGTCAGCTTGAGTTTTTGCCGCATGGACCGATCCACCGGCGCGGTCATCGCGACATTTTCGATTTCTCCCTTGACCTCTTCGGCGATGCCGCGGTCGATCAGGGTGCGGGCGGAACCGGCCGGCATATCCGTAAAGACACGCCCCTTGGAATATTGCCCCCAGGGCTTCAGGAGGTGGATTTTCATGCGCGCTTCCTCCCCTGGTCGGCGGGGTGTTTTCCATGATCGTAGGCGGCCTCGACTTCCTCGGCCGTCGGCCATTCGCTTTCGGGTCGCGGGGTTTTCGTCACCTCGAACCGTTCCGTTTCTGGGTTAAAAGCGATGTTGAGCTTTATCGTGTCGTAGCCGTAGATGTGCGCCTCGTCCGAAGCGCTGTCCTCATAGGAGTCCATGAGGCTGGTCTTCGGTGGCAGCCGGATCGCGATGTCGCGCTCCTGCGCCCGGCCAAGCCAATACTCGACACAGGCACGGCCCTTCTCGCTCTTGTGTGCGTTGGGATAGGTGAAATCGAAGCCCCAAAGAGAAATCTCCTTGGGCTCCAGATAGATCGCATAGGCCAGTGCCGCGGCGCCGGTGCCGTTGAAATAGCCGCCGCCGAACTTGTTCAGAACATCCTCAAGCGGGAATTCTTCCATGTGCGGGTAGTCTGGATGTGCCCGGGACGTGATGACGCGGCCTCGGTATTCCCGCAGCCACTCGACGATGCCGGCGACATGCCCCTCGGGCTCGGCGGCTGCCCGGCGCTCCTGGATCCGGATGTCGTCCATGTGGAAGACCAGATCGCAATCGATCACGCTGCCCATGGCATTGATGCCGATCACGAAATCGGCGAACCGCTTCCGATTGCCTTCCTTCTTCGCCGCATCCAAATAGAAGGCCGAGGTCGGACCGAAGGCGACAATCGCGATGTGTTGCGGGCTTGCTGCCCGCTTCTCTGCGGTTCCGAAGACCTCTTGTGGATCAGGAACCACATCGGCAAAGGCTTCCGATACAATCTCTTCCAGCATCGGCCGGGCCTTATCTGCTAGGCCGTTTGCCCGCTCACAGACCGCGATCAATGTCCGACCGTTGCAGTCGCGCTCGACATCGGATTCTGGTCCAGCCTGGCCCCACCATTCTGTGACATGCCAGCCGGCGCCGTTGAGCAGCGCCTCGAATTCGGCCTTCGTATAATGGCGATGGTGGAACTTGTAGCCGATGAACGGCAAGACGTCTTCGTTCGGGACGCTGGCGATAAGGCGGCGAGCTGCATGTCTTACCGCCTTGAGCATTGGCAGCGGATCGGCAACATGCTCGATCATTTCGAAGCAGGTCGCCGTGTGGAATTCGCCATCGTCGCGTCCGGAGAGCCAGGTCCAATCCGACGGCTCCCAAAAAACCATCCGATGGCGAAAATGTTGCCGGCCAAACTCGATAGACTCAGAGCTGTGGTCCAGCGCCCATACGCGGCGTTCAAGCCTTGATGCCAGGATATTGGCACCGTATCCGATGCCGCAGCCTACATCCACGAAACGAAACACATGCGCAAGGTCCTGATCTCGGAGGCGCACCGCGGCCCATTCATACCGGGCGACGTGATCACGACGGATATCTTCGATCTTGTCGGCGACTTGGCGCTCGCCGCTACGCAGTGACAAATCCATGCCATCTCCCGAAGATGACCCCGGTGAATACGCGCATAGAGCAGGCCGGCCGGGAGCCGGCTTTTCGGGCCGCGGAGCCCTAGCCCTATGCGTTCGCGCGTTAGAGAACCGGGGCCTGATCGGGCTCCGCCAGCAGGACAGATGCGGCAACCGGGGTGGTGGCCGTCACGGTCGAACTGAGCTTGGAGACCTGGACGTAACGCTTCGCCCCCTTGTAACCGAGGATGAAGGACACGTTCTTGGTCGAGCCCGAGGTTCGGGTGCCGGTGGCCGGAACCGAAGCAGCTTCGGTGCCTTCAAGGTCTGCGTCGGCGATCGAGGTCATCGCGGAGGTAACGTCACCCTCCTTAACGACCAGGGTATATGCGGCGTTGGTCGCAGTGATCGTGCCGAAATCGAGTTCGAACGCGACGCGGCGATAGTTGATGGTGGTGCCGTTCACGGTCGGGCGGCGATCGACGATCTTGCCGGCCTGGCCGGTGCCGGTGGTGCCAATCGCGACCGGTGAGATCGACCGGACGCGCTTGACGTCTTTGGCGCTGAAATGCATTTCAGTCTCTCCTAAAGAGAAAAGCCGCCAGCATTTCCGTGCTGGCGGCTCTGTCGGTTGTTGGTTATTCGGCCATCAGGGCAACGAGCGGGCCGACGTTCACGTTGTCGCCGATGTCGTGGACGTTGATGTCGATGCGCTCCCAGCCCATGATCGCGATCTGGCGCTGCAGGAAGTAGATGCTGCGGTCGACGTCGATCGTGAGGCCCTTGCGCTCGCCCATGGTCACGGCGGCGTTGAGGTCGCCGAATAGGACAACGGCAGTGTCCGAGAGGTCGGTCAGCGCGCTGGGGAGCGTCTGATCGGTCTCGAACGCATAGCCGAGATAGCCGAGCTGAGGCTTCCCGCCGGCCTGGATATCGACGATGGCATTTCCGCCGGCCGCCGCCAGGAGACGCAGGAAAGTATTGGCCCAGGCCGTGCGATGGCCGAACCAGACCGCATTCGGTTCTGCATATTTCGGCAGGGCGCCGATGACCTTGATCAGATCGTTCGCGTCATATTCCGCGAAGGTATCGTGACCAGAGGCCGCATCGATGGCGCCGGCGAGAACGCCGACACCAGCCGCGAACTTGGTGCGGACACCGGTGATGCCACCATAGGAGGACGTGCCGTCGCCGTTCCACAGCGTGGCGTCTTCCTTGACGGCCAGGCCATAGGCCATTTCGGAAGCGATATCATCGGCAACCGAGATGACCGCGTCCTGATCCAGTTCGCGGGAGATGCGGGTCAGGCAGCCGAGGGCCTGGGCGCGCAACTGGACCTGGCTCCAGGACTTGCTGGATTCGGTGAAGGCATTCTCTTCCGTAGCGAAGGAGCCGCTCAGGCCGCCAGTGCGCTTCGGCACTAGCTGGCTGTCGGATGCCATCGGCACGACATTCAGGAACTTACGGGCGGTGCCGTACTGTTCACGGAGATCGATGATCGCCGTCGACATCTCAGGGAACACCAGATAGCCGCCCGCCGAGTTCACGGTCTCGTTCTGCGACTTCGATACCGCCCCATAGCTGAGCTCGTTGCGGATCTCGACATCGTGCTCGTTGCACCACTGCTTGGCACCCTCGTCACCATAGATGACGGCGCGGCACCACATGCCGGACTTGTAGGCGGCATCCTCAGCATCGGCCTGGGTGCCGAAGGTCTTGGGCTTGAAGGCCTTGAGCTGGCGACCATAGGTCGAGCGCTTCGGGCTAGCCGGCGCCTGGCGGGTTTCGTTGCCCGGCAGGTTCATGCGGGTGGCAGTCGCGGCCTTGCGGGCCTCGACGCGCTTCTCGAACTCGATCGCCTCATCGACCTTCTTGATTTCGGCGTCGATGTCTTCGAAGGCCTGCTTCTCTTCGGCGGTGTATTCGCGATTCTCGTCGAGAATGCTCTTGTGGAGGACGTCAAGCTGATCAGTCAGCTTGCCTTTGCGCTCTTCGAGAGCGCCGAGACGATTGGACATGGGATTTCCCTTTGATCCAATGAAAAGGCCGGCAGCAGCCGGCCAAGTCACCGCTCCGATCGGCGCGGGAAACCCCGAAGGGTTGGGTAGTCTGAAAATTAGCGCTTGGCCTTCAGGAGGCGCAGGCGGTGGGCGGCGATGTCCTTGAATTCGGGAGCGTACATCGCCTTGTTTTCGTTGATCTTGGCCTCATAGGCATCGAGCACGGCGCGGGCCGCGTCACGGGCATCGGCCGGGGCGTCAGTCTGCGGCAGGCGAGATGCGGCGGCGCGGATACCTCCGGCCACGGCTTTCAGTTCGCCGCCCATGATGTCGGCAAACGGCTCTTTGTAGGAGCCGCGCAGATTGGGGTTCGCGGCGTCGTAGATCAGGAAGCCGCGCTTCGCCTTGCCGGCGTCGATCTTGCCATCGGCATCGGTCGCGGCGTCGAGCATCCGGCCGGCTGCCCCAGAACCATCCCAGGAATCCGACATATCGAGCATGAGGTTGCGACTTGCGCCGCACTTCCAATCACCGGAATCACCGCGGATCGCGCCCTCGATCATGTTGGCGTGCCGACGATAGAGGCCCCTGGCCCCACCTGCCGGCGCCTTGCCGGCGATCGTGCGGAGTTCCATTGGCAATCCCATGATACGGTTCAGGCGGTCCTGGGCGATGAGTGCGAAGCCCTTGGGTTTCACATCCGCCAAACGCTTGATGCCGAGATCCTCGAAGTCGTGGCATTCCTCTTCGGCCGGATCTGGATTACTCACATAGATCGATCGGCCGACGATGATGCAGTCCTTGTTCGCCGGTACCGAGACGAAGCTGAATTCCAGCATCTCTGACTTGGTGAATTTCAGGCCGCCCCAGGGCTGCTTTGGATCGATCGGCTGGAATTCCAACGGGTTGAAGCCGATCGACGCGGCATTGACGATGCCGGCCTTGATCTTGCCGTAGACATAGTCTGCTTCCTCGTCCACACCCTCGGCCGGGAACATTGCCGTCGCAGTCAGCTTGCCGTTAGCGACACCGATATCAGGCGCACGGGCGATGGGGCAATCTGGGTCATGTGACCAGAGAACCACGGGGTTCGCCTTGTAGCCGGTGAGGTCGATACCCTCCTGGACGATGATATCGCCCATCCGATCGACATTCGACGTGCTGACAATAACGCGGACCGGCCGCACATCCTGTCCCGACGTCGCATCCTTCGTGACCGGCAACAGCTCGGTCTCCGTTTGCAAGAGCTTGAAACGGGGTTCGGTCATGGGTTCCTCATAGGTCCGCGTCAGTTCAGAGTGCGGTCATGGGTGGGTTCGATGTCTTTGCCGGGCAGGCCATTGGGGTCGCCGTCGCCTCCGGGTGCCGGTTTGCCCGTGGTATCGGAGCCCGGGCCAGACCCGCCGCCGTTTACCATCGCCGGTGTGTCGGCCGGGACGACGTTGTTGGGGCGCCAGAGATAGTCGCCACCGGGCTTCGGGCCCTTGCCTTCATTTCTGCGGTATTCGTTCGCCGTCTCCAGGCCGCCGACCACCTTGACGCGCGACAACTCGGCCCGCGTGGCCGGGTCAGCTCGATTGAACTGGTCGAGATCGAATTCCACGAATGTATTGATGCCATCGAACCCGAAAAGCTGGTTCAGCTTCTGCTGTATCCGCTCGGCATCGCCGGCAATGGTGTTGTTCAGATACATCTGATGCGATTTGAGCGGGTCTCCCTGATCGGAGAGACCCAGACGATGCTTCGGCACGTCGAAGACCATTGCGATGGTCTCATAGAGCTTGTCGCGGATCTCCGAGAACTGGGCGTCCATCATGTTCATCTGGACGGGAATCGGCTTCAGTCCGCCGCCGAGCAGCATCATCTCGCCGACATTATCCAAGCCCTGATTATGATTGCGGAATTTCTCTTTGGTCTGCTTGAAGATCGAGTCGGTGATGTTCTTGTCGGTCGAGAGCGCGATGGTGGGGTGGGCGCCGTTACCGAACAGTTTCGCGGCGGTGCGGTCCATCGCCAGCGCGAGGCCGAGCGATTCCTTCGCCATCGAGATCCTCGACAACCCCATGACGCCATTCAGACTGGCCCCGCGGACGTGGAGGACGTTCCGGGCCGGGATCAGTTCCGGCATTCCCTTGAGCAATGCCCGCTCCAGCATCGTCTGGCGCGTCACCTGATAGAAGACATCGCCCTCGGATCCCTCATAGAGGCAGACCTGGTCGGGGTTGACCGGCACCAGAGAAACCGGTTCCCCGCGGCCGTTCCGGATGATGACGGCAAAGGCATTCGACTTCAGCAGAAGGGCAATCTGCAGCTGCTCGAAGAACTCGAACGGCGTCTGCCATGGCGAGCCATCCGGCAGGTAATTCGGCTGCCGCAACAGCCGCTCAGCAGCGTTGCCGGTCAGGATCAGTTGCTCGCCGTCATCCGCGATCTGATAAGCGTGGACCTGGCACTTCGCCAAGTCGCCGGACCTGATAAGCGTACATGCCATGCAAGCCGCTTCCTGCAGCGCGGTACGCTGGGAAACGATGATGCTGGAGGATGACTGCGTTCCGCCGAGCAAGACCTGGCGCAGCCACGGCTCCGGATTGGCGTAATCAGAGTCCCTCAGCAGCCACTTGAGAACGTGATCGCGAAGGGCCATCAAATGAACCGGATGTTATCGGCCGAGAACTGGCCCGTTTCAGGGTTGAGCGCCATCAGAAATGCGGCATCGAACAACGCCATCACAGGATCGATCTTGGCTGAGCCGGATACCTGCTTGGTGATGACGATGGCGTTGCCGCGGGCCTCGACCTTGCAATTGCCGACTGCCCAATTCATCATTTCAGAGCCACCGTGGATGAGATTTTTCCCGGCGAGCTGCCGCTCGGTCGTCTTAATCGTATTCGTCAGGGTCCAGCCCTGCTTGACGCCGACGATGGCGCCGTCGATTTCGTTCGAGAACCCACGGCGCGTCAGCTCATCGACGATTTCAGTGATCCCAGAGGGGTCGACGCCGATCGACGCCTTTTCCGGCATCAGGCCCGTCTGGCCGATACGCTCGATGATGTCGGCGATCTCTTCGACGTCCTGCCCGATACCCTGGCAGATTGTCAGATCACCCTGTTTTGCGAAGTCCCGCAGCCGCGGCGCGATATCCTTGCGGCGCTCCAGCACGGTCTCGTGCGCCCAGGCATGGGACCAAACTAACCACCGGCGCGTAATCTTCTCGCGCCCCATCACAGCAAGGCCCAAGAGGTCATCCAGGCCTCCACCGTCGATCCCGACGACCACCACTTCGCAGCGGTCGAGAAGATCATCCAAGGTAAGGGCACCGTCTGCGGCAGCTTGCCAGTGGTCTGCTCCGGCCCAGCGGTCGGACCTGAGGTTGAGGCCGATTTCGACGTTCAAATGTTTGGCGAGAAAGCCAGCCAGGGACGTCGGGCCGGCCTCAATCGCCTTGTCATATTCACGTTCGAGGAACTCCTCATCCACCGATGCCCCTAGATTGGGGTTAGGGATGTAGAAATTCGCCTTGTCGCGGTCAGTGCCAGTGTCGATAAGGTGCTGCGGGAACTCATAGATCAGTGGCAGGAACCGCTTATCCTGGATCCGACCATCGCGGACACCGCGGGCATACATCAGCTTCTGCTTGAACACGCCCGCCGGCGGCTCATCCGATTGCGTGGACAGATAAATGACGAACCCTTCCGGCCGCGATGCCAGGCCGCCGGTCGCCTCGCGGAGCATATTCTCCGCATTTGGGCGCTTTCCGAACAGCCAAAGCTCGTCAACCAGCACGCCGACCGCCTTCTTGCCGCCGACGGCATAATCATCGGCGGCGACAACCTTCAGGGTTGCCTTGGTCTGGCGATGCGTAATCGTCCGATAATGCTCTTGGACGTGGAACAGGTCGTCTAGCTCGGGATCGTTCCGGACCATATCACGGGCCGGGTAGAACGAATTGTTTGCCACCTCAATCGTCGGTGCCAGGATCAGGAACTCCGCTGACATGCGCCAGTTTCTGATCAGCGCCGTTAGCATCACGCCGGCGGCGATCGTGGACTTCGAGTTCTTCTTGGCAACGCACAGAAAGAATTCACGAATCAGTCGTCGGCCGGTCTCGGCGTCATAGGCGCCGAAGACCGCATTGCAGAAGTCGAACACCCACTGCCGGCACGCATCCCTGATCAGGGGGCTGCCTGGCGCATCGACAATGCTGAGCGACCCGAACACCTCTGCTGCGGCCGCGGCCTCGATCTGAAACAGCGGATCAAAAGGGACGAGGCTCTTCCGATCGAGAATGCGCGATTCCCAATCTGGACAGGCAGTCGTCCAACCGAGCATTATTTTTTGGTGTTATCCACGGCTAGCTTCGGTGCCGCCGGCGTGGCGAACCGGCCTTTTGCCGCCTCCTTGGCGGCATCAACCTTCTGTTCCTTCTTGCCTTTCTCGCCCTCCGCCTCGTTCATGGCGGTCAGGGCCTGGGCCAGTGTCTTAAGCGTCATCGATCGGACTGGCAGACTTACTGCCCTCATCATCGCCGAGCGGCGGCGACCGTTCTGGTCATCCTTGGTCTCGGCAATGATCGCATCCTCGATCTCATCAAGGCGCGATGTAGTCGCATCGAGCTCATATAGCAGCCGAAGCGCAAGATCACGCCCCATAGTCAGGTGATCGCTGCCGTCTACGGCGGGCGCGGGCTTCATGCTAGAAGCTGCGGCAGAAGCCCGCGGCCTGACGGGTGCCAGCACCTCGGCCACCGGCTGGTACGCAGCCTGACCCTTGGTACGCACCCAGTTCTTTTCCTTTGCGCGCTTCCGGATAGCACCTTCCGTTACGCCAAAACGCTTTGCGATCTGACGATTAGACAGCTTGCCAGCGCGATATTCCGCCTCGATGGTCGCCCAGTCTACCGGCTTGCTTTTTGCCATCCTCAGTCCGTTGCGCACGCCTTGGTACGCACCTCAAATTGATCCAGGGGGAAATTTTGTCCGCGTGCCACCGGAGCGGTTAAGGCACCTAGGCGGTAACAAAGATTAAGACCCCCTACCCCCATACCTTGGCGGTCCGCTTAGCGCGCTCAGCTAGCGTCTTGCTGGTGTGGCAGGAACCGCAGAGCAACATTACGTTCCTCCGATCGAGCGGTGCGCCACCATCCTTCAGCTCTTGAATATGGTCGCCAAATATCCTGACCGGCGCGCCGGCTTCATTGTGCGTGCGGGCGCACCTCTCACACTTCCTGCCGCGCTCCTTGACAATGGAGCCAACGAGCTGCCGCCATTCTGGCGTCACATAGAATGAATCGTGATGCTTTGGCATAGGAGGCGCGGTCCGATGATCCAGTGTATGGACGCGGTGCGATAGCGTCGCCAACCTTGGTCGCGATGCCATCCGGCCTCCAGAAACAGAAAGCGCCCGAGAGATGCTATCTCCGGGCGCAGTTCGTCACATTCCGCTCATACTGTAGCCTAACGATTCACTGGCTGCAAGATACTTCTTCCTGCTAATTCGGATTCGACCACCATTTTAATCCACTGATCGGTCGCCGGGCGCGTCACGCACACCTTGGCCGATACGAGATCAGGATCGCTGTTCGCCCATGTTCCACCTGGCTTGTCATTCACGAGCCATTGGCCCGCGTCACGCAATCGCGCTATCTCGGCGATCTCAGATTCATTCCATGTCGCCTGTCGATCAATGATCCGCAGGCTAACCCCTTGTCCACGCGCCCACACATCCCTTATCCAATTGGCAAGACGCGTCTTTCTGGTTTTGTTGCGCGCCTCCATCAGATGGATCGAATAGCGTCCATGAACCGACTTACGCGTCTGCCCAATGTACCGGACGAGGCCTTCGTCGGTGGCATAGAGACCGTAGAGCACGCATTGATTCATGTTCAATATCTCCCGCGATTGATCTTCGCATATACCTTCAAAGCGGCCAGCGTCAGGCCCTTCCATCGATCAGGTTCATCCAGCGCAATGACGCCGATCGTATAAGGGACGTTGAGCCCTTCTGCCCTCATCGCGATGACCCAGCGGCGATACCGCCAGACCATTTCCGTCTGCGCCGGGCTGAAATCAGCCTCTCGGGTGCCCTTGTCAATATACACCATCTCTGCGGCGCGCATTGTCTGCCTGCCGGCAACCAACATCACAGCCGATGCAATCTGCTTCCATGCTCGCTCGAGGTCAGGCGGCAGATCCAGCCATGGGGCCGGTGCCAATTTAGCGAGCGTCTCCGGGGTCGGATACACGCGCTCTTCACGCCGCACTGCTTCACGTCTTGCCATCTCATCCCTCTTGCCAAAAAGAGCGCCGCTGATACCTTGGGTTGGCCGGTCAGTTTCCCATTGCGATTCGGTGTCTCTCTTCAAACCCTCGGTCGGTGCAACGACTGGGGGTTTTTGCTATGTGGCAGTGATTGCGCGGAACACCATGTCGCCATGATAATTGGCGACCGAATAACCGCTTTCGCCCTTGATGATGGCCCGCGATGCAAGGCCAAGATCGAACAGGGTATCGCGCCCGCTCTTCGACATGCAGTCGCCGTCATAAACAGGGCCATGTTTAACGAGCTGGCCGAGCACATCGCGCAGGCCGGCCGGCAAGAGCTTCTCGATGACGAACGTCGCCAGCTGATATTCGGGTGAACCGGTGCCGCTCTTTGCCATCAACTTGATGGCTGCCTTCATCACATCGGATTCCTTGATCATTTTCCTTTCCTTTCAAAGCTTTCTAATCCACTGCGGATAGATAGACATACACATTCAGAGCCGCCGCCGTTGTTCCCATGTCTTGGTTGGGCATCGAATAGGCTACCTGCATCACCCGGAACGTGCTTTCTTCGCCAGAGATGTGATCGGTGATCCAGACGACCTCGCCCACTCTTGGCACGACCAGGCTGCTCGACGTCGCGATGTGGCTACGTTTCCTCCAATTTTCGAAGTGCAATTGCATCACAACGCTTCACCCCGCGACCTGGCCGCGCGCTGGTCGCGGCGCACCATTCGGAACATCTTCCATGTGTCCAGCCAAAGCGACTTCCCGCGGAATCCCCATCCCCAATGGTTGCGGAATACGAGAAACCAAAGCTTGAGAGCATTCATTTCATTTCCCTTCTTTACATATCCTCGCCACATGGACAGCCACCCACAGCGCAGCCGGAAAATGTTCCAACCACGCGCTTGCAATGCGGACACTCAGCGCCGGTCGTCGGCTGGAAATACCTGTTCTCTGGGGCATTGGCCGCCTGCCAGCCGGCATAGAACAGATCGAATAAAGTGCCGCTCTTTGGCAGATCAGCCCGCAGGAAAACACGCCAAGCCTTGTCGCGGTCATCGCTCATATCGTAGCTCCTCCATCATCGGCCCAGCGGTCTAGGTCGCTCGCATCAGCAACCATCTGTGCAGCCCAATCATTTATGGCTTTGGCCAGAAATGACATATGGTCGCAATAATGCTCGACCAGCGGCCGGAACATCCATTCAGCGGGCGATGTCATGACGTGACGCTTCTTCATTGCCGCTTTATCCACATATGTCGCCAAATCACGCCGCGTCCCCAATGTGGAGTGGCGCCTTGACGCCTGCGCTGAACCTATCGGCAACCACTTATCTTTCCTCTGGTTATGCCTCGCCGGCTGGCGGTAACTCCAGTGACCCGGCGTAGCAATCGAACGGCTCGGCCGTATCTTGATCCATCATTAAAACGAATCTCTTCGCGGTTAGCGCCTCCTCGATTTCGTCTGTAGTTGCTTTACCATCAGACTCCAGTATTTTTGTCACCTCGATCCCAAAAACGGCGACACATGCGAGATGGTTCGCCTCCTCATATGACAACGAGATTGTGGCCTGATCTCGCCAATCGCCGGTCCATTTAAATTCCATCCTATTGATCCCTCCCAATATGAGATTGTTTAAAGCGAACAAGTTCCTGTCTGAATTCCGCTAGAACGGCTTCTGGATATTCTTTCCCAAACGGTCGGGGGTTGACTGTCATCCAAATGATTAGGGCAAGCAGTTCATTTTCTCTGTCGTTGGCAAAGTCTGGCAGTTGCCCTTGATCGCGCGGCCGGTGCCTGCCCATAATCCATTCCTGAATTTCAGATTCGAGCCACCCAACGGCGCGCGGCCCAAGCTTGATCGGCCTCGGAAACTCTCCCTTGGCGATCTTGGCATAGATAGCTGACCGCCCGAGGCCCGTCTGAACCTTAACGGCGTCAAGCCGAACTATTCTGCTCATCCCTCTTCCCTCCATCAATCTCGCAGATTGGAAACGGCCTCCATGAGAGTGCGGATTCTTGTCGTATTGCGTTCTATCACCAGTTCTTGGTCGATGATCGTCTGCCTCAATTGTCGAAGCCATGCAGATGTCTCTTGGGTGTGATATGCGATCTGCCGCAATGATGACTTCAGTGCCACCGCAACGGGGTCATCTTTCTCGACACTGGATGGGTTGGCGCCAATATCTCCACAAGCTGTTAGAGCTTCAGAGCAAAGTTCTTCAGTCGTCATCATCCTATTATCCCTTTCATCAGTTGGGCTTAATTTCATCTATTTCTCAGTCCGTAGGTCTTATTCGCCTCGTTGATCAGCGCCTGCCTCAGCCAGTCGTCGGTAATGTCCTTCGGAAAGAACACGATGCATCCCTGGCTGTGCCATGCCTTGCGGCGCATGGCGAACATCTCTTCCTCAGAGATCGGCGGATTCGGAGCATTCCGCAGGCTTGTCCGGATATGGCTCATTTCGTCCAGCCGATCTTCTCTAGACACCAATCGCGCAGCGCGGCCAGATCAGATGCAAGCGTACCGGCATCTGGGGTGGGCGGCGCCGGCGGCGGGAAATGACCTAGGCTTCTCGCTGCGTCTACCCGCCGATCAAGCTCGACCGTGCAAGTATCCGAATGCTCTATTGTGCTGGGATCGCCCCAAGAAACCCTGATCATGCCGCTCTCCTTCCCTTTGCGGCGGCGCCGAGGGAGCCCTTCGGCGGATCCCTGCCCTCCCGAATCGCCACGATGTACGGGCTCATCGGACCTGGCTTTCCTAGGTATCGCTCGATGTCGGTTGGGAACAGGCGGAAGCTCTCGATATTGGCTTGTCCCAGATAAACCTTCTGAGCGTGAACATGGATCTTTGCGCGCAGCAGCAGCTTTAGGTTGGCGCGCAGTTCCGTTTCAACCGCCTCCTCATGCCCGGCATTGTGGGCCAAGTGGTCCTTGATCAAGCCGTCCACCCACCTGGATGACCTGTTCCACCAGTTTGCATCTATGTCTGTGATCAGCTGTGGAAGCGCGTCGGACATCTGGCGCATGTTCACGGCTCCGTCGTTCGTCCGGGCGCCGGCATGGACGTGCCGCAGGATGTCGGCCGGCATCGGCGGCTGTGGCTTATCTGGTGACCAGATGCGCATCAGGTCTGAATAGGCTGAATCCAGCTGTTCCGGTGTCAGGTGCGACAGGGACTTGCGGTACAGCTTGGCGCGGCCCTCGGCCTTGGTCTGGTCGCTGAAGAACCCCCAGTAGATGCCTGCCAGTTCCTTGATCAGATCATCGATCGTCATGCGACTTCCCCTATGCTGCGGAGATGAGAAACGGGGTCAAAGTGGGTGGACGCGGCTTGGCCGGCCGGCATCGGTCTGGCGCGCTCGGCCAGGGCGTTCGCTATGCGCCGCTCGCAGAATTTCAGCGTGCCCGGCGGCGATTTCTTCTCGCCCAGCATCTGCTGGCATGTTGCCCGAAAGACCGCGCGGCAAAGATCAATGTCGGCACCGGCCTCCAAGAACCGTTTGGCGCTGCTGCCATCGTCCGGATGTGGCCAGGGCCTCGCTTGCGCCTCGCCGAACGCTAGGACGCGCTCTCGATCAAATGCTTGAATGACCTGCACAAAATCAGGATCTGACGAGATCGGATCAGCCAATCCCAATCCCGTCACACCACCCGGGCTTACGAGCCGAGGCTGGCCTGTGTCCTGGGGTATCTCGGTGGTGGTGGGATACTGGGTATCTTTTCTAACTATGGATTCTAACTCTGGCTTATTTCCATGGGGGTTACTCTGTGGGTTAACCCCCCCGTTATCCTGACCAATAACCTTTGGGTTTCCGCCTTTCTTTCCGTTTGCCTTATCCCTTTCCGCTTTCATCCGGTCCCTGATCATCCTGCGCGAAAAGGGAACGCCATCATCTGTCAGCGAGAATACTTTCCATCTTTCGAGTTCGGCGAAGGCCGCCTTCACTTCTTTAACCGGCCGGCCGACGATCGCGGCCAAGCCGTCAACATCTGGCAGCTGACCCTCAATCAGTAGGTGCCCATGTGGTTCTGCTTCGTGCATCAGGGCCAGCATCTCTATCCATAATCCGCGGGCCGCTAGGCTGCAGAGCTTTAGACGAGGATCGCCGCGCCAGTCTGACCAGTACCATTTACTGAATGGCTGCTTCATCACTTGCTTGGCTGCCCCTTCGTCTGATCCAGCCCAAATCGCCTGAACCACCACATGACCGTCGTGTGATCGCAACCATGCAGCCGGGCGATTGCCGGATAGCTCATGCCCTTCTGTCTCATCCTCTGGAGCTCGGATGGGTCTGGATTATGGGCGCGGCCGCGGAAGGGCCGCTTGATCTCTGATGCGCCTTTCAACCCAACTTGGCGGACCCTTGGATGAGCCTCCGGGTTTGGCTTTTGGTGAATGACGGTCTTCTTGACCGGCGGCTTGATTGCCATCTGGACTGGTCTCCGATGAGCGAGCGCGGCGGCATCAGACGAAGACAGCGTGACGCCTGGCACGGGTATGGCAATGGCTGTGGGGCAGCGCGTCACGCCGTGCTGCGCGATATATTCTGCGCAAGGATCTGTTTCGTGATCGATGCTGATATTCTGCGGGTGATCGGTCATGCTGCTACCCCGAACCGGCTAGTTTCGTTCCCCCACCTGTCAAATCCGGGATGCTGTGAGCGAGCGAACAGCTCGATGCGCGGACCCTGGAAAAGGCTGGCGATCTCATCGCGGATGAAGTCTGGCTTCCGGCTGTGTTCCCGCCTGGGCCCATAGAACACCCCGCGCGGCTTGGCACCCTTGATCGGCTCCGGCCGGCCGCTCTTGGCGATGATCAGGATCTCTGCGTCGCCGGTGACCTCGTAGCCCGAGCCGCGGGCTGTGCTGGTCGGATAGATGAATACGCCGTCCTCCCTGGGGTTGAGCTTCACCCAGATTCTGGAGGTGGAATAGCGGAAGCCCCAGGCCTTCATGACCTCGCGCGGCCCGAACGGCAGCAGCAGAATAGGGAACGTCGCCCACATCAGCAGCCGGCAGCCGTCGGGGTGAGCCAGGCTCTTCACCGGCAATTCAGCGATGTCCTTGATCTTCATGGTCGGGTAATGGCGGGACGGATTCTTGTTCGGGCCGGCGGAGAATGCCCAGCACGGATCAGCGTAAATCACCCGGTAGTGCTGCTGCGGCAGTTCGTTCATGGCGCAACCGCCTTCCGCTGATCTGCGTCCGCCAACCCCAGCAACCGCTGCTTAACGGATGCGGCGATGTACCAGCCGACGGCTTTAACCGGCGAAATTGGGATCCGATATGACCGGAGTTTTTCGCGGAGATGCGAGATCTGCATGACGACCGATTTCTCACTGGTCCGATAATTGGCGCGCGTGGTGGCTGCCGATGCGCCGCTGAAAGTGAGAACCTCGGCGGCCATAAGCGCCTCCAACAATCTGGCCTGTAGCGGGCTCAGCGCCAGCTTATCGGCGAGTTCGGTGCGGCAGACCAATTGGTGTTCCAGCCGAAGGATCTGCGCGTGGGCGGCTTCCAGGGTGTCTGGTAGAGCAATGGTCATGCCGACCTACCCGCGCTGGGCGAGCCGAGCAATCGGCACCACATCGCCGCCTGTTCCTCCGTCTCGCGCGGGAAGCGCTGAAAGTCAGACCCAGTGGCGAGAATGTCGAATTTCGCGCCCTTGACCGGGCCAATGGGACGGCGGTCGATGCCGAACCGGTCCATGGCTCCGTGCACGGTCGAGACATCACACCGAAGCTGGGCGGCGATCTGCCGCAAGGTCATCCCGCGCCCATGATAAAGGTCGCAGAGCATCTCCTTAGACCATTCAATGCCAGGGCGGTCCTTGGGGAGGCCATTGGCGAGTGCGCGGTCCGCGTTGTTCAGCAGTCGGTGGGCCCGGCCGAAGTCGATCGCCCGGCCATATTCCTCGGCCGTCATGCGCAGTTCCGCCCTGATCTGCTTGCTGGAATGGCCCTCATTCCAGCAAGCAATCGCACGGCGATACAACGCCTCCCTGGCTCGGGCGATATAGACTTTTCCCTTCTTGCTCATGCTGCACTTGACCTCGCTTTTTCGATCACTTCCAGCTTGTCAATCCGAACGGGCTCGGGATTATCGCCAAAGCTGACCCAGACCCAATCACCATGGATGCTGATCACATCGCCTTCCCGGCCCTGGCGGTCCCGAACCTTGGCACCTGACGCGAAATCATCGAGACGCATTGGACACCTCCTGCTTCAGCTTCTCCGTGGTGAGTTGGAGCAGTTCAAGCTGGCGTACCGTGACCTCGCCCTTGGGGGCGGCTAGGAGGCGGCGCTGGGCGCGTGAGTGCTTGGCGATGAAAGACCGGTCGGCGGTCGTCAGGCGGCGGCTCATCGGGACGGCTCCATGTCACAGGGTAGCTCGACCGTGGCGGATTGATCGGGAGCGCCGGCGGCGGCTGCGCTTACGCCAAACGGCTCTGTGGAGATGCGCCGCGGGCATGCCGCATTGGCGCAGACACCGTGTAAGAGGCAGCCGCAGTCGACATGCGGGCGCCACGCCGGCGTCAGTGGAGCCTGCCAGAGCCTCGTCCCTTTTATGCCGAGATGGTTCTCGACCTCGGTCAACCGACGCTCGATCTCGTCCAGACGGCTCATACCAGCACCTCATCTTGCTGGAAGACGTCCGCATCGATCTTGCGAAGGATGGACATGCCGGCGTCGGTGGAAATCGTGCGAACGGGCTGAAAAGCTGAGGCTGGAAACAGGGCCTCACCCATCAGGCGTGGCGGGTTAATGATTTCGGCAACAGTGATACCGATCACCCCATCCCAAATCTCAATAGACCTGACGGTGTATACTTCACCGAATACGGGCGCCCGCTCGCCGATGCGAGTATCTTTCCAGGGCACATCATGGGCTCGCGTAATCTTTGCACCGACTACCAGCCATGGATATTGCTCGCTCATCCGGGCGCTCCTATTTCAGAACTGCTATAATGCCAGCGCAGAGAGCCACGATTGCCGTAACGACAGCGAGTGGAATCCATATCGGTGCCAGCACCCACCACCAGGACCAATCGATGTAGTTGGTTAACTTCAGCCCAATGAAGAGGACGGTCAGCAAACCGCAAAAGCCGATGCCGCCGGATTTGGAGGTCGTAGTCTGTGCGCTCATGCTGATGCCCTCGCTTTCAGTGGAAACTTCCAATAGGTGAGATGCCCGATCACCTCATCGAGTGACTTGGCGATGCCATAGAAGGCGCCCGCGTCGATCAGGTCGTTCATCATATCCCGCTGCTCTGGGCTCAACCGGCCGCGGTCCGTCTTCAATTCGATCAGATAGAGACGCTTCTGCCAGAAGATCAGCACGTCAGGGAAACCGGCTTTCAGGCCCATGGCCTTGCTGAGCCCGGCGACAGCCTTCGTCTTTCCCGGTACCGGATTGACGGCGGTCCAGACGGCATCGGCCGGCAGCGCCATGTCCAGGAACTGGGCCACGGTGATCTGTAGCTGTTGCTCGGGCCGGTTCATGCGCCATATCTCCGGTCCATGATCGATTGGCCGGTGATGTCGAGCGCGTGCCCACCCGCAAGTATTTCATAGACTATGCGCTGGAGATCTGCCGCAAAATCAAACCACTCACGGTTCACGCGCCAAGCTCGAAATGCCAGGTGTAAATAGCGCTCGGTTATCGTAGTGCCTGATATGCACCCAATGAGCACTAGCTTGGCTGGCGAGCTGCACTCCAGTTGACGGCGGCGGCGGCCGACATTGGTAGAAACACCGATCTTTATACGTTGGAGACCGACCGCCTCAATGAAATAGACTTTCGATATTGAGGTCTCTGCGTCAGCTATACGGAACCAACGCGAGATCGCCGGGGCTCTGTCCAAATACGATAGATCTGTGCGCCTAAGCGTGTCCGCCAATACCCCCTTCTCCGTCAAATATATTTGGTCTATGGCATTAGTCTGCATAGCGTCGATCCATAATTGATTGCCCGGTGATGTTGGTGAGTTCGGTGGCAATGTCGGCAGCCTTCTTGGCCGCGTAGAGATTGGCCTTCAGACCATCCCACAACTCAGCAGGCACATGCTCGGATAGGACCTCCGCAACCTCGCGCACCGCGCGCTTCTGCAGGTCGGAGTCCAGTTTCACGCGGTCGGTGACGCGCTTCTCGGCCATGGTGCGGATGATTGAGGCTTGCTGCGCCGGCTCGGCCTTGGCTGCCTCAAGAAGTGCAGTGCGGTTATCATCCAGGCCGACTTCTTTGGCGGCTTCCTTGGCCTCAGGCGTCAGTGAGGCATTTGTTCTGGCGCGCTGAACGTCCCGACGATCGAGACCAAGCTCCTTCGTCGCGGCTCTGACACCGGCTTCCTTCGGCTGTTTACCGCCAGGTGGTGCAGATTGCGCCACCTTTTGTTGTTCAGCGAGATCGACCCAGCGGGCGATATGTTCGTCGCGCTCAAGGGCCGTTAGTTCGGCACGGTGCAGGTTCTCAGCGATCTCCCAGAGTTCCGCGGCGACAGCATCGTCACCGATATCGATGCAGGGCGCGTCCTCGATTCCGAGCAGCTTCAGCGCTGCCAGGCGGTGAGCGCCGGCGACGAGAACCGGAACATCCTCCTCCGTGACGCCGTCGATCTCCATCTTGGCCACGGTGCGGATCGTGATCGGGGTCCGAAGGCCTAGTTTCTGGATGGAATCCGCCAGCGATTGCACGCGCGAGGGGTCGATGTGTGAGCGAAGACGCTTGGCAACCACGATATTACCAGCTGCTATTGACCGGACTGGTGAAAGCTCACTCATGGAACAATCCGCCTCTCGTCACGTTGAACTATTGGATCGGGCCGGGTTCTCACCGGCTGGGTTCTTGCGTTTCCCACCCGTGGTTAGCGGGCTACGTGATCTCCACGCCGCCGATCCATCCCGTTGCCGGGAATGCGTTTCACTCAGAAATCTTGCTGCTCGTGCTTTTCGACGCCTTCGGCGCCCTGCTCGATTGCCTCATTGATGGCAGCGTCGAACATCTTGTGGATCATCGTCGTGCCCTGCTCATCCTCGTCATTCAGGGCGCGCACCAGTTCTTTTGCGAAGATATCTGTGGCCGTAACCTTGAACCGTGTTTCGAGCGCGCGGATCGCCCAAGCGCCCTCGACAACGGCGGGCAAGGCGGCGAGCGATACGCGAATTATGACCGCGCCGTCCTCTATAACTGCGGTTCCTGACCGGTCCATGCTCAGCCCCTCTTCAAAACCCGCTTCTCGATCCACAGGGCCGAGAAGAAACACACAGCGCCGATGATCGCGGCGGCGATGAACGACTGCACCACGCCGCAGGCCATGCCGTAGATGCTGCCGAGCATGAAGATCAGAAAGGTACTGTTCCGCATCACTTCTTCTCCGCCATGACTGCTTCGAGATCTGAGAGCATCGCCGCACCGGCGCCGAACACGCGCAGGATCTCGTCGTGCAGCTCGCCGGCCTCACGAGGCGTCAGCTTGCCGTCGGCCATCGCAGCCGCATATCGGCTGAACACGGTGGCGACGCGCTCGCCGAACTGGGCCATGTCGGTTGCCAGTGGGGCGTCGTCGTCGAATTCCAGGGGGATGAGGGCGCAGCCTTGGGCGGCCGCCAGGAAAGCTGTTACGAGCGGCTGGCCGCAGTCGCGTTCAAGAACCCTGATCTGCGAGGGCTTCAGCTCCTTGTCCGGCTCCTGCTCATCGGTGCAGGCGAATATTCTGGTGGGGCTACTGCCGGTCAGATCGGCCGATCTCTTGTGACCCCCACAGGCAGACACGAGCGCGGCCATCGACGCCTTCAGTGTCCCGCTTGTCCGCGGCTTATAGAAATGACCAGCGCGCTCGGGGCGCCGGGTTTTGCGCCGGCCGGATTCCTCTCCGCAACTATCACCTGAAATGCGATCTGTCTTTTCGACCACTTTGAGAGGATGAGATGTCGTCATTGCCGCCCCGCATGAATGAAGCCAAGCCAGAGAGCGAAGCTCCCGGCGCCGATCACGAAGAAGGCCGGCGCAAAGGCGCTCAGCCCTGCCAGCGACGCCAGGCCCGCCCAGATCGCGGCGTTCCCGCCGCAGACCGACAGCTGAAGCAATCGAGCATCGAGGCCGGTGTTGTCGTTGGCCGGCGGTGCTGAAGGGATGAATACCGGGCTGCTCATTGTGCGATCCTCTCCCCGCGCGATACGCTCGAACGGTCACGGTCAGGCTGGAGAGAAGGGATATGGCCAAAGGCATCTTCGACGATGGAATCCTCGAATTCACCTGTGCGAACTGCGGCAAGGAACATCCGAAGACCATCGGTTGGATCAAGGCGAATGACCATTTCACCTGTGAATGTGGAGCCCGGACTGACATCGAGCGCGACCAGGCGCTTGAGGCCTTCGGGCGTGTCGATCAGGCCATGGAACGCCTCATGGACGCGTTCGGGAAGTTCGGGAAGAAGTGACAGCAGCTCGGCCAGGGCGCCATCCGCGCCGGCCGTGTCAGTCGCCAATCTGCATATCCGCCTGCTCATTGCCGACCTCCAGCCGCGGGCGATAGCATGGTCTCCACGGGGACCAACGGGGGGATCATCAGATGGAACGCGTTTACATCATTCACATCGAAATGCCGGGCGCGAGCCACGAAAGGCTGGTCGAGACGGGGAAAATTCTGGTTCGCGTCCTGACCGACTTCGGCAAATACCTTTCCCTGTACAGGACCGAGGATCGGGACCTCATAGGATATGCGCTGAAGACCACCAAGAACGCGCGGCAGCTGCGCGCGGCATTGGAACATGGCGCTGGCAGCAAGGGCGGATCCGCGCTGCGCAACGGCGACAGGCTTTATATCGTCGAGACCGGCCCCGATTACGACTGGATCGGATTCGGTGCGATGGATGCGTTTCTCAGACACCGCGCCACCTCTTAAATTCCAGATGGCTTTCGCCGAAGATCGCAGTGTCGAGCTTGTCGAACAGGACGGCCTGCCAACGCCGATGCAGCCGATGCGGCAGCCAGCCTGATTCGACGAGATACCACTTCACCCGGTCGATGAACGGCGGCTCGTATTTCGGCGTCTCAGACATGCCGCCCTCCAGCGCGAACCTGGTTGATCGATGCGGTGCCGCGGAACAGGTCTCCCCGGGCAATCTCGGCGCGGACGTGATCGCGGATCAGTGCATCCAGCGACATCCGGGGCCGTCCGGGGCGCGCCCACTTGTCGTGCAGCCAGTGAGGCAGCCAACCGGTGGAGAGGAGCCAGGATTTCGCGGCCTGTTTGGTCATGATGCATTTCATCGCGTCACCTGCAGATCACGACGCGGCGAAGGTGTCAGAGACGCACTATCAAATGAGCGCCGATCAAGCAGTTGAGTTTGCTCAGGCGCTATTGCGAATAGCGGCCGAATCGAAGAAACGGGAAAGCGCCGAACCAAAGGGGCATGCTTAGATGACAGTGCCTGTGGTGGATGGGTCATGCTGCCCACCATGCGAAAGGAGAATGAGAAGTGACTCGCAAGTTTCGTGAGCGCGCCGAAGCGCTGGCGGTGCAGCTAATTCTCACGCAGATTCTTGCCCATGCATTTCGGGCTGACACCAAATTCGCCAGAGCTTTCAGCCGAGGCATTGAGCACTCGATTGAAAATTTCCAGTTCACTAACGGATGGTCAGATACGGATGAGATGAAGGGACGAGAATATATGCGAGTCGCCGCTGACGAGATTATCGGCCCTGCGATGGCTGCAATGAGGGGGCGCTGAGCAATCATGCGGCCCGACCCGTCGACCGATTTGTCTGATCTAGCGAGGCGATAAAATCCATGACGCGCTTAAACGTCTTGTATCTGCAGCTGCGTCCGCGCCTCAACTCGAACACGAAAGTTGGGTCTCCGGTCGCCGCGCGGCCAAACCCAGTGGGGCTCAGGCGGTGGTCGGCGAGACACTTTTCGATCTCGGTGAGAAATTGAGCTTCGTCCAACATGATCAGCATATTGGTATGCTAAAGCCTACAAGTCAAGAGGCTAAAGCATATTCGATATGTAGACCCAAGATGTGTAGGCTCAAGCCTATGAGCAGAAAACGAATCCCCATGGACCATTTTCGGAAAGCGATCTCCGACCGCATCGCGGAAAAGGATCTGAAGCTGAATGCAATTTCGAAAGAATTAGGTCGAAATCCCACCTATATGCATCAATTCCTTAACTATCAGAACCCCATAAAGCTCGACGGAGATGACCGGGATAGGTTGGCCGAGATGCTCGAGCTGGCGCCGGAAACGCTCCGCGAGATGGAACGGGGAGAAATTGCGGTGATGGATCGGCTGAGGGGTGAGATTTCTGCCATCACGGATGTACGGCGCAGCGGCAAATTCGATCTGAGCGAACAACAGCCGCGCCGCAGCCAGCGACTGCCGGAAATCGACGTGCGAGCCGGCATGGGGCCCGGGCAGGTCCCCGTTGATATTGAGCGTCCTGTTGACTTCTGGGAAGTGCCACGCGGGTTTTTCGGGCGGTCAGGCGAATTGCTGGTCGTCCAGGTTAAGGGCGAAAGCATGGAGCCCGTCCTTAAAACCGGCGACCGAGTGATCATCGACCGGTCAGATACCGTCCCCTCACCTGGCGGTATATTTGGGATATTCGATGGACACGGCGTCATCGTCAAATATGTCGAGACGATAGCGCAATCGAATCCTCTACAAATACGAATTTTTTCTGGAAATCCGCCGTTTACACCACAGGATATGGTGGTGCAGGACGATACGATAGTTGGTCGTGTCTTAGGTTACGTCAGGCGATTTTAAGCCGAAAACTGCGAAGTTGCGGATTTCTGGAATTCAGACTTATTGTAGCGTATAATCCTAACGGTTGGCTTCGTTGGGGGATCGTCATGTTGCGAATTAGCGTAGCAATCGCTGCGGTGCTTTTGCTTGGCGGATGTGTACCTACTGTGATCAGCCTGCCTCCCTATACGCCCGTTGGGACGGAGGAGTTTTCGGGTCACGTTGATGTTCATGAATTCAAATACTTCCCTAAAAAGGGAGTTGCGCCGGATGTGATTCACAATACGGCGGCTGGTGAACTCAAACTGACCGAAACCGTGGGGTCTTATTACACCAACGCTGTTCGTCGGGAGTTTCGCCAATCTGGATTGTCAGTAAAGCCTACCGCCGGCTGCTCCCTCGATGGTGAAATAAATGACCTAACCATCGACGACTTGGGATTTTCGGCGACCTATATAACCGATGTCCGATATATCCTTTGGGATGGCGATAAGAAGACGCTGCTGGACAACGTCTACAACGTAAAATTCAACACGACGAAATATGTCACTGCCGAAGTGATATTCGCAAATATTAACAAGATGATATCGGCCAATATCGCAAAGCTGATGGCCGATGAAGCGTTTGGCCAGGCTATTTCACAGAAATGTGGAGTACCGTCGTGAGGCGGCAATTCACCGGCCCAGTTCTGGCGCTGTGTTTGCTCGGTTGTGCACCATCTAATACCGCGTCGACCTATACCGAGGGCGAGATCGGACGAGCGGCCACAGTAATGAGGGGAACGGTCGTCGCCATCCGCCAAGTGACTATCCAAGGTGATTCTTCGGGCGCCGGCATGGTGGGAGGGGCAGTCGCCGGTGGTGCAGCCGGAACAATGGTCAGCAGCAATCCCGCACTGGCCGTCGCTGGCGCGGCCGGGGGCGCCGTCATTGGCGGCGTCGCCGGTGCAATAACAGAAGATGCGCTGCGCCGCGGAGGCGCCATGGAGATGGTCATCCAGCAGGAAAACGGACAGACCATTGCGATCGTCCAGACCAACGAAGAGGGCCTGAAAGCCGGCGATCACGTGATGGTTCTTAGGTCGGATAAGGTTCGCATTATTCGAGATCAAACAACAGGCAACAGCCATACCTAAAAATGAAAGGCCGCCGATGCCTTCCGGTATCGCTTATGACGCAGTTGCAAAATGCCAAAGTTAGGAATTTGGTATGTGCTGCCATTGTTGCTATTGGCGAGCGCTGCTGGTGCTGGCGGCGGCAGCTATTTTCAGAAGAAGCATTTAGCATCGATAGTTGGTCGGGTAGATCCTCCGACAGAGTTCGATCTCGCTGCACTTTCTGAAAACGGGCCAAGGATCCTAAAGGCGATGCAGAGTGCTGGGCTGCAATTGCAGCCGGCTCTTTCCAAAGCGAAATATCGTGGTTTGCAGATTTGGCTTTCCAGACCGGCGCTCGAAAACTTCTGGATCTCTATTCAGTTGTGCGGCGAGGTCAGCATTCCAGATGGCCCCACCGAAGAGTTTGAGCCTTTCGCCATGATATATGTGGTGCCTTTTGGCGATGTCACTCCAGGGTTTCATGCGAATATTGCCGGGTGGGAATCTGACATTAAGGGTCCGGATTATTATATGAGGAAAGGCAGCACTTGGACGGCCCAAGAGGTGGCCCAGAATCTGGATCGGGACCGGAGGTCGCTGCGCGATATTTGCGCCCACGATGGCGTTTATTCACGCCGAGCTATCGAGGTGCACATGCTCAAGAGAATCGATCAGAACTGATCTTGGGTCAGGGTGGCGGTGTGATTAATGGTCTCTTTGGGCAACGCAGGTATGACTATTGAAATTGGCGCGGGCACACTGACACACTACCAGCATATCCGCGCCAATTAAATCCTGACTGTTATCCTCAAGCCGCCTCGACTTTGAGCCGCACCCCCAGGGACTTGATAACCTTTCTGACGGTTTCATATTGAGGATGAGAGCCCGGCGCGAAGGCTTTATATAGACTCTCTCGACCCAATCCACTTTCCTCAGCAACTTTTGTCATTCCCTTTGCCTTGGCGATATCGGCAATAGCGGAAAGGAAGAGCTCGGGGTCATCCTCTTCCAGAACAGCATTGAGATACTCGGCGATCATCTCTTCACTGTCGAGATAATCGGCCGCATCGAACTTCGTGTATTTAGGCATAGCACTGCCCCCTTCCTCTAGAGCAATCTCGCCAGCGCCTTTGCTTTCTCTATGTCGCCCTCTTGCGTTGATTTATCGCCACCCAACAGCAGCAGGAAAACCAAAGCTCCTCGCTGGACGAAATACACACGATAGCCAGGACCGAAATGAATCCTCATCTCGGACACACCCTCGCCGACCGGCGCACAGTCACCGAAGTTTCCGGCTTCCGCGCGCTTGATCCTGACAATGATCTTGGCCTTGGCCCTGACATCTCTGAGGCTCTTCAGCCAATCGTCGAAGGTGTCTGATTTGACTATCGTGTACATGACGATGATGTATTCACTCGGATACACTTTACAAGAACCAAATCGGCATAGCTGAAAAAATAAAAGTGATCCACTGCGAGGAAATTAACCAATTCTTCGAACTTTTGCCTTGGGCCGCCGGCTCAAACCCAATAAGCATCGCTCCCTCGGCGCTTCCGCAGAAGAATTTTCGGCAAATATGCTTTTGCCTATTGCAAGCATATAGGCTTTCGCATATATCTATCCCATCAGCTGATCGCTGATCTCGGCCCCAGGCGTTTCCCCTGACGTTCTGCCGGCCCTGATTACCTCCTGATGGCTGGCGCACTGTTCCCCTGCGGTCCCCCTGCCATCTCGAGCACCTCCCAGAACGGTCGACCGCGCCTCCCCGCCGGTCGACGTGACTAGCCCGGTGCGCTGTCATCTTCTCGGCGCACCGGGCGCCCTTTGAGGATCGATCGCATGGCCTATGTGGCAGTGTTCGCAGATCATCGTATCACCGAAGTAAAAGGTCGCGCCGCTCATGGCAAGGTGCCGGCTGCAGTCAAGCTTATGGACGACAAGGGCGATTTCATTTGCACCCTCACTGTCCAGGAAGCCGAGTTCCTTCTTGCCCAGCTGCCGGCGGCGATCGCCGCAGCCAAGGCTGTGGAGCAGGCAGCGTGATCTCGATGAGCAACACTGCGCCGGTCGATCAGTCGGCAACCGGCGCTTCGCCTCAGGCTGATGATGCCACGAGGCCAGGTGTCATCAGTTCCGATATTCCCATCACACCGCAGCGGAAATGCGCATGGAGCAAGACAACGCGGCTTATCGCGGCGCTGCTGCCAGGACAGTCCGTCCTGATCGGGTTCGATCATCGGGCCGGCCGTCAGCATCTGCAGCATGTCTGCCGCGCTAATAATCGCTGCGCAGATTCCTTCGGCTGGAAATTGACGGCGCGGCAAGAGCCGAACGGCACACGCGTCTGGAGGATCTCCTGATGTCGATCCTCGAAACCCAGACCTACGCCTATTGGGCCGCGCAACAGGCGCGCCGAAAGCCTGGACTGACCGAGGAGGTCCGGGGTCAGGTCGTCGAAACTATCAGGCTCGTGGCCAAAAATGCGACTGCGCGAAGCTGCACAATATCGCTGCCGCGGAGATGGCCAAAGTTGATCACCCGACCGGCGGCAATGCCGCTTAACGCTTACTTAGGAGATAGATGATGAAGGCAGATTTCCAAAGACAGGCACGTCAGGGCGACGTGCTGATGGTGCTGGTCGATGACCTTCCGAAAACGGCCAAGACGGTGAAGCAGGAGAACGGCTTGGCGACGCTGGCCTATGGCGAGGCGACCGGCCATCACCACAGCTTCCACGAAAAGGCCAAGCTGTTCCGCGATGACGGTGCCGGCGGCGCGCTCTATGTCCGCACTTCGGCGGGTGCCGCTCTGACCCACCAGGAGCACTCGACGATCATCACGCCGGCCGGCGTTATCCGCAAGGTAAGCCAAGTCGAATATCACCCTGCCGAATTGCGTCGGGTGGCAGATTAAACAATGCCACGTAACCGCCCTTGCAAGCCGCTGTCGGAACGATTGCGAGAGAAAACGCAGGAGATCGATAGCGGCTGCTGGGAATGGACCGGCAATATTATGCCAAATGGGTACGGTGTATTGGCGATCGGGCGGCGCTCACTTGGCGAGCGGAAAACGGTCTATGCACATCGGGTTAGTTACGAGTTTCACCGAGGTCCAATACCTCATGGTTTGGATCTAGATCACCTTTGCCGCAACAGAAGATGCATCAACCCAGATCATCTCGAACCAGTAACTCGGCAAGAGAATGTGCTGCGTGGCGTCGGACCCCGAAAGGCAAGTGAGTACTTTGCTCAAATAACCCACTGCAAGCACGGCCATGCTTTCGATGAGATCAATACATCACCACGCAAGGAAGGCGGTCGGAAATGCAGAAAATGCGGGGCCATTAGGACGGCTAAATATAAGGCAAAAATGAAAATTTCTGCGGATTGATGCTCTGTCAGAGGGCCGGTGCGCCGGCCCTCGCATGGATCATCAGGAGGATAGAATGGTAATGCGTGTCGACAAACTCACCGGTGAACAGCGCGCCAAAATGGACGCGTGGGCTGATCAGTGGATCGAGGTGGGCTTGCGCCTGGGCGCAGCCGATCGGCCGAAGTTCGAGGGAGCCGCGAAGCGCTGCTATGAGGCGGCCGGCATTCCCTGGCACGGGAATGTCATCTGGGTTTCCTCGCCGCTCGTGATGGCCATCGCTGCGCCCGTAGCAGCCTTTGTCATCGAACTAAATAAGCGGAAGCAGGTCCGTGGCGCGGTCGGTGGCGCGGTCCGTGGCGCGGTCAGTGGCGCGGTCGATGACGCGGTCGGTGGCGCGGTCCGTGGCGCGGTCGATGACGCGGTCCGTGACGCGGTCCGTGGCGCGGTCGATGACGCGGTCCGTGGCGCGGTCCGTGGCGCGGTCGATGACGCGGTCCATGGCGCGGTCCGTGACGCGGTCCGTGACGCGGTCCATGGCGCGGTCCATGGCGCGGTCCATGGCGCGGTCGGTGGCGCGGTCAGTGGCGCGGTCGATGACGCGGTCGATGACGCGGTCCGTGGCGCGGTCAGTGGCGCGGTCGATGACGCGGTCAGTGGCGCGGTCAGTGGCGCGGTCGATGACGCGGTCAGTGACGCGGTCGGTGGCGCGGTCGATGGCGCGGTCCATGGCGCGGTCCATGGCGCGGTCGGTGGCGCGGTCGGTGGCGCGGTCCGTGGCGCGGTC